CCATTCTTTCATGTCCTAATTCACCAAAATGTCTATCATCTTCTAAACACCATTGTTCAGGATGTAAATCTTGCCATTTATAATAAAATGAAAAGTTTGGTGATTCTATTGTATAGTTAGGAGCAGGTATAAATCTATATTTTTCAAAGTATCGTTTAAAATCAATATGAGTCTGTCCTTCAACTGACCATAGGTAAATTGGGATTTCAGTATCATTACACCATTGATGTACTTGTTTACCAAACCATTTAAAATTTAAATCTCTCAATTCTTTATTTGCATCAACTAAAGATTGTTGATGTTTAATAAAAAAATGTTCTAAATCACCCCATTGTGCTCTTGTTGGATATATGTTAAATCTATCAAAGAAAGTAAATTCAAATACCACAATATCACCTTTTTTGATTTCATCCCTTCTATCTATAAATTGTAATATAGATACCCAATTACATTGTCCGGCGTGTGCTTGATTAACTAATTCTAACCCTAATTTATTTGCCAATTTACCTGCCCATGTATCTTTTTCATCATACGGCATTATTGCACCTCTAAATCCAGTTGATAACGAACATCCAAATACCCAAAGTTTATTTTTCATCATCACTCCAATTTAAAAAATCTTCACCCTTATAATCAGGATGATTTTCTTTCATATTATCAATACCTCTTACCCAAAAAAATGAAACGATTGCAGCCAGTATAAAGCTGCAACCGATTCCTATCACATAACTCATTATCATATCTTATTCTTTTATTTCTATTGAACTCCAATCATTTGTTTCAGTGTCCCATATCCATATTGGATTAGCTAATTCGTATCTAATATCTAATAGGGATGCATTCAAACTTACCATACCTTTTACCGGTACTTCGGTTTCTTCCTTAATCATTCCACCACATTCATGTATGTGTCCAAATACGTGGACCTTAGGGTGTATATCGTTGATTCTATTTGCTAACATCTCACACCCTACATTATAATTACCTCTTACACTAATATCCAATCTACCATATCTAGGTGTATGTGTTGCTAAAATATCAATACTACCATCCGTTGGAACTTTCCTCCACACTTCATCCATATCATTGTTTCTATGTTTCATAAATGCCCACATACCATAGATAGGTGACCATGGAGAACCATATATACCAATTCCATCAATATTAATATACTCATCTTCTAAATAAGTAACTGATGGGTTTAATTCTAATAATTGTTTTGTTCTTTCTTTGTTTTGAAATACAAAATCATGATTACCCGCTATCAATACTTTATGTTTAGCGTTTTGTTTTGAATACCAATCCATAAACAAATCGGTTTCTGCAAACTCACCATATCTACTACAATCCCCACTATGAATCATAATGTCTACATATGGTAATTGACCATATAATTTATCAATTTTCTCGTGACTACCATGTGTGTCACTAATGAACATTATTTTCATAACCAATTTTCTTTTTTAACTCAGCTAATATTGTATCATCATTAAAACTATTCATAATAAAATTATAGTTTTTATCTATTCTATCTTCTATATCTTTTTTATTGTATATTCTTGCTATTTTAGCTATTGATAATCCATTTATATATTCTAAAGCTGATATGAATTTATTTATTCTTTCTAATTCCTCACAATCATCCCAATTTTCATCTAAACCAAATACATCTTCAAATGTTTCTATTCCATTTTGTTTAAGTAATTTGGTAAATCCTTTACATTGTAAAGTTAAGAAAATGTTTTTACATAACCAAGCTCTTAATGTTTTTTCCGTCAATCTATAATCATCATCCATATCACCACTACTTTCAATTATCATTGATACATATGAATCTAATGATTGTTCATTTATAGTATCATACATATCGTTTGAATGTGATGCCTGTATAATTCCTAATTCAACCTGTTCTCTATTTTCGTATAACTTAAATTCATTCTTATACTTTGAAATAAAATCTGCATCAATCCCCAATTTATTTTTTTTATCTCTAAATTCTACAAAATCTTTAATTGTATCTATATCACCAAATGTATTGTGTTTGATAATGTTTCCAAATGTAAAATAACAATCTAATAATTCTATATTTTTCTTTTTTAGAATCTCAAATGTCTTTAGTCTGCGTAGATTAATAGAACGATTAAAAAAATTGTATTTTCTATTTCTATTAATTGAATTGATATATGCTTTATCTGAAAATGCTTCTTTGAATGGAAACATCTTAGCTTCTAAACTCATATCATTATCAATAGAATAAAAATCTATATGTGATGTTAAGAACCATATTGAATGATTAGCATTTTTGTTTTTAATTATATCAATCCTACGATGTTCATTACAATACTCATGACTGATAAATAAAAATATAGTAATTTTGAGTTTAGGATTTACTAATTGATTTAGTATATCAATATCATCTAATTTAATAAATAATACATCACCAGATTCAATATCTTTTATGTAATCATAATCATTTAACTTAATATCGTATAAGTTAAATCCTAACTTACTAAAGTCCAAATCACCATAACCATTACAATAAAATAGTTTCATTTACAATCTTAAATCTTTAATCGTATCAACTATATCTGCTTCAGTTTTATAAATTTCTTTTAATTTATCCAATGCTTCGTTATAAGCCATTTCAGCTATCTTTGCCGCATCATCTAATTTAATATAACTAAATGTTTCACCATCTTTATTTTTAAGTGAAAGGAAGCCAGTTGCTTTTAATTTGTTTTCCCAATTCATATGTATTACTTTTTTGAATAAGTATTATCATTTGTAAGTTTCCGTAATAAATCTTGCTGTCCTTTTGTAAAGTTACCTTTTTCCGTCAAATGTTTATCTAAGGATTCTAACAATTTAAGTTTACGAGTAAAGTAATCTCTTGCTTGTTCTAATAATAATCTATCGTATCTGCTCATTATTCAAATTGTTTTGTTATACTATTTTGTTTCCAATATTGGACTGTACTTTTATCACTAACATATGCATTAATTGAATATAATCCATCTTTTTCTTTTTTAAGAGTCATTTGATATATCCAAAATCCAGCATAGTTTCTATCTCCTGCAACAAATCTATTATTTTTTATAAATTTATCACTAACATCTTCATATCCATTTCCCACTTTTTTATAAATGTTAATTAAATAACCATTAGACCAAACGGATGTATTATCTCTCGTTCTGCATAAAAATATTTCTTTAATACCATCATTATCAATATCTTCACATCCAATATCCATAACCAATTTCCATCCTAATATATTTGGTTCAGTTATATCTACTTTTTGAAATGATAAATTGTTATTAAATAATATAGTAGATTTTGCTATTGAATTATTATTTCTCTGTCCTTCATCACCGGTCATTATAATATCATTTGTTCCGTTTTTATCTACATCCATTATTTCAATAGTAATATAGGCACCTAAATTATCATTTTTAAAATCTATATTTTGCTTTGTAAATCCCCCTTTTCCATTTCCTAATAATAATACAGGTTTACCTGAACTTATTACAATATCAATATTACCATCACCATTTAAATCGCCAGATGCACCACCATGCCAAAAATCTCTACCTAACATTGATAAATCACCTAACTTATATTTTCCTGTAATTCTATCACTTAATAACAATGTATTTTTTTCTAATGCAAAATGTTGAGTATTTACATTTTCATATCCTGAATTAATTAAAAACAAATCAGGTAAACTATCATTGTTATAATCACCCACTATTGTTTTTCTGGTATTTTGATTTCCTACATAATCATTTGGTAACATACTATTATCTCTAATATATGTGTTACCATAATAAATAAAAACCTCTGGTTTTAAATTAACTTCACTACCTGTACTATATGGATAAAATATATCTTCAAATCCATCGTTGTTCATATCAACATAAACGAATCCTAAATTATTATTACCCTTAAATTCACCAATAGTTCTAATACCAAATATAGTTCTAAGTGAATCTATATTAATATAGGTTTGTGCAACTCTCAATTCGTATGATGATTTACCAAAATAATAACCTTTCGGTAATTTTTCAATTTGAGTATTTGTAGGTAGAATTGGTTGTGTAACTACATCTTCTTTTTTATTTCTAGGAAACATATATGTTCCAGGTGCTACTTTTTCACATCCGAATAATGTCACTACGATTAATCCTAATATAATTTTTTTCATATCTTAATTTTTAACAAATAACTGAATACCCACTATAACAAATCCCAAACCTAAACATAATGCGTTCTTCATACCTAATGGTTCTTTGAATAGAAAGTGTGACATCAATGTAAATATAATTACACCAATACCAAATCCTAACAAACGCGAAGGCCATATCTGTCCACCAAATCCTACTATAAGTCCATTTACACTTTGTATGTAAATCCACCCTAAAGGTAAACTGGCTAATATAACTAACCATTGATACTTTTCATGCCACCCATATTTGTAACTACCTTGTAATTGTAGAAACGTTCCTATCTGTCCTAAGATACCAAATAAGATACCGATTATTATTTTATTGTAATTCATTTGTTATCTATTTAATTTTGTTATACATTCATCAACCTTATCTCTTAACTTACCACCATATCCAAAATCACCATCAACTTGTACATGTCTCCATTGTGGAATACCTAATGACTTATATCCAAAGTTTAATTGCATATCATCAATAGAAATCCAATTGGTAGGTTTGAATGACTTAACCCACATTTCAATCTCACATGCTCTATCCCATTGAATTGATGAACTGAGTTTCTTTTTAGGATTAAAGTTTGTTGTAGTATCCAATAAGTTCCACCTACCAATACCATAATGTTCAAATATCATACTCAACTGAATAAAACCAAAATGTTTTCTCCAATCGGATGATACTACTAATTGTGCATCAGTTTGTTTTATAATCTCACTCAATGCTTCACAATCGGCTCTGTCCCATGCGTAAGGTATTGTAAACTCATTCATCGTTCCTTCCATTATTTTCACTTTACCATCTCCCCAATTACCCCACGATAATGGGCCATCTATGTCTATGAATATTGCTTTACCTCTCATAAATTATTTGTTTGTTATATTATCCCAATCATACAATACATCTTTTAAGTAGTTGAGTAATGTGAATGGATTTTCTATATCATGCAATCCAAAATTATATTCTAATGGTGAACTATTTATACCATCCCATAATCTCATTCTATATGAATCGGTATCACCCCAATCATGATGTCTATTCATTTTAGCTACGAAAGTTGTTGAATGTATGTTATCATGCTCAAATGTAAATTGATAATAATCAGGTTCTTGTTTCCAATCCATCACTTCAATATCTTGTGAATTGATTGATACTATTTTATCTATATTCTTTATCGTTATCATATTATTCGTATTCGTTTCTATCAATATTAATTACATATGGGAAACGAGGTATTCCATCTGGTGTTAGATTGAAATACTTAATCGTTGCTTGCTTGCCTATTAGTTTCTTTTTATTCTTTAACATTTCGGCAGTTTCATCCCACGTTCCTTTTACATTTGATTTGAATCGTTTACCTTCAATCGTTTCAAATACCATATAACCAGCCGTTCCAGTTCTATTACCCTCACCCTCTACGATATCCAAAATAGTATATTCTTCATCAACAAACGATTTATGTTTCATTAAAGATTTACTTCTCTTATTCTCATACTCTTTATTCAATCGTAACATCTGACCTTCAAATCCATTATCCACATATTCCTCATACAACCCCATCACTTCATCTTCATCATTACAAATCTCAGTTTCAACTTCTACACAATGCTTACTGAATGAATTGTAATTTTCAAACAACTCATTTAATCTTTCACATCTTTCACCAAATTGTATATCGTTATCAGGTAAATCATAAATCCAATACTGAATATTCTTTTTACTTTCTTTCAAATCGGTATCATTTGGTTTAGTTTTCTTTACCAACGATACAATCTTATTAAAGTCATTTGCGAACTTGTCAGCATATAACTCACCATCCAATATCAATTCAGGATATACTTGAAATATATCATCCAAACTCTTTCTAATATGTGGTGCTGAAATGATTGGTTTACCATTTCTACTAAACATACCATCTTTTGTCACTACACAACGAATACCATCTAACTTAGGTTGTGAAAAGATTGGGTAAGTAATCTTATCTTTACTATCTTCCCACTTACTTGCCAACATTGGTTCAAAGTATTGTTGTTTGTTAATGTGTTTGATATTCTCAAAGTAACCACTCTCTAACTTCTTTGTTCTCTTTGCTACGGCTTCTGCCATTGTTTGTTCTTTATCCGTAGTTTCGTTTGCTCTACCTACATTCTTACCATAACAAATTGTCCATTCATTCGTAGTAATAGCACCACCAACTTGTCCACTATGAGTTCGGTATTTGTTACCCACTACTTCAATTGTCCATTCTTGCGTTGCACCTGTCTTTGTCTTTTTGTATATTGTATCTAGTTTCATATTATCTATCGTTGTTTAATGTGAATAATTTTCTTTCAGTTTCAGTATAAGGTTTGAACCAACCTTTAATTACTCTATGTGTTAAATCATCTCCGTTACTATCCCTATCATTGTATTCTTGTTTTACATTGGTTAGAACTTCATCCAACAAATCACTTGCATCATATTTACATATGTTGATAAGTGCGTGTAGTTTTTCTTCAATTTGTTTTTCAACACTACGGCCGTTTCTATAAACTCTATCATCATCACTCATCATATAAGAATAATCGTGTCGTTTCACTTCACTCATAAACTCAATGTGTAATTTACTTTCTTCATCATACGCATCATTGATAAATGCATTCTCATTGTTACTTTTCATATTTTTAGATTTTAAGGTTTGTGCAAATGCTACAATTTGATAATAGTTCATATTATAATTTTTTATTATGTGTCGTGTTTTATCCTGTCGGTAATAATCAAAGATACGACTTTTTATTGGACTAACAATGCCTTTTTTAAACTATTTTTACCTAAAATAAAGATTGTTTATTGAGTATCAACGAGTTACGTCTTAATAATTACCCAATGCCATAAAGATTTATAACTCATTGAAAACCAACAACTTATAACTTGCTGATAATCAATGAGTTATGCTTTTATCCATATATTATGATTATTTAATATATGAACACTACAATTTTTGTATTTTTTCCATTACATCTGTCACATCTTCAGGTCTTAAATAACCAATCACATCACCATTAGCAACTGAATTATCATAATGCACTTCACCATTACTATCCAATACTGCTAATTCATATAAGCCTCTATCACCACCATAAGAGTATTGATGTTTTACTACACTTGCACCGAATCCATTATCAAATTCAATACGGCTAATTATACCATTCAATCCATCTGCCATTGGGTGTGGTTTAAATTCCAAGTCTTTAAATTGTTTCATATGTTTATTTTTTAATTGATTTAATATGTTTACACGTTTGTGGTGTTTCTTTACTATACATAAATGCAGGACAACTACAACTCCATAAATCAAAAATTCCACCTACATTTTCTGTCACTTCGTATGTTGTATTAGGACCTGAACTACTTTGTACATTATGTTTAACTTCTACTACATCTACATTAGTTATTCCTGCCATATCAGGTTCTATGTTAGTTAAATCTACCTTAGATACCACATCCATCATATTACTATATACAAATTCTTTAAATGCATTTACGGTTTTCATTAAAAATTTTGGTATAGGCAGTTTTTCATGTAAATACCAACCATCCGTTCCTTCACCCAATACACATATCTTAACATTGTATTGTTCGTTTTCCCAATCCATTTCAAATAGAACTACATTATTCCAACTATTACCAATCCCATTATTCATAACAAAAAACCCTTCTTTGCTTACATCTATATTTACTATTTGACTACCTATTGGTAAACTTTCATTATCTATTTTGTGGAAATTTTCTGGCCTTCTCATATCTTATATATTTTAATTTTGTTTAATTTAGTTTGTTTATCTTTATCTCCAATTAATATATCAATTCTATTTCTATATCGTTTGTTCATTACATCATGTACCCTATACGTGCCATCATATTTACCGGCTCCTGTTATTCTTATCTTTTGTCCGAATTTGTATTTCTTTTTTAAATCTCTACTAACTGCAATTATTCTATGTTTCTTTGGGTTAGTAATTTTAAAACCACTCGCAGTTATATTTGGTGTACTATCGGTTTCTCCTACATTTGCTTTATATGTGGTTAGTGTCACTATTTCGGGAGTAATCGTTTCAATCATTTTATTGATTCGTAACTCTTCACGTTCCATTTCGTAAGGTAAACATACCATTACTATTGAAAGTATTATATTGTAATTCATAACTTATAATTTTCTTTTATGTCTTTCTTCAAATTTGTCCTCTATCAATTGTGCTGCTTTGGTATATCCTTTATCTTTTAGTAATATAATTGCAAACATATCAGCTGCAATTTCATCATTATCGTTTCTTTCCTTTGTGTGTTTTAAAAGTATGTGTGCTACTTCATGTGCTTCTACCCATTTCAATTCATCTTTGGTTAGTTTTACTTCACCATCAATGAATACACAACCCGAACTTGTTTCAGCAAAACCAAAACCACACATATCGAATAAAGGTTTCATCACTCCGTATCGATAATCATCTTTACCTAAAATAGCAACAGCAATGTCACCACGGAACTCACTAAAATATGTTTTTGTTTTCATTATCTATTTATTAATCGTTCAATCATAGTTTGAATTTTTGCAGGCGTTGATATGTAATCTTCATCAAAATGTCCATTACAAGTTACAACATAGTTTCCACTATTTGTTTTTTCATACAAAGATATGCTAACTAAAAATGGTTTAATATTTTGTTTGTATATTTCAATGTCCATTCTTAATATTTCAGGTACACTAAATGATGTTGGTAACCATTTGAAATATAATCCATATGTTTTACTATGTGTACTACTACCTAATTCCACAACTTCGGTACATACATATTGTTGTGTATTAGCATGAAATAATGGAATAGTAAATACCTTATCAATTAACATCATTGGTCCTCTTTCTTTCTTTGGAAATATTTTTTTCATTTGTTATCTATTTTTTGTTGGTGTTCTAATACTTACTGCATCGGTTGTAGTTTGTGTTACTAAATTCTTTTTAGTTAATAACTTTGAACAATCCGAACATTTAACTTTTGTGTTATCCAAATCATTATCCCAAAGATATTCTTTTGTTAATGCCCCACATTTACATTCGTAAGTTCGTTGTTTAAGTGTATTTTTCATTCTACTAAGTTTTACAATTCCTCAATAATTCCTAATATCTCAGCCACTATAAAAAATGAACCGGCTGGAATCAGTAAACTATTCACTAATGCGATACCTGCTATAATCCTTAAAATTGATTTAGCTACACTTATTCTAAAGTGCCAATTTGTTTTACTTTCTTTTACTTGCATCTTTTATTTTTTAAAATATACAATATGTGCTGGTTCTTTAATTTTTTTACCACCACCATTATATTCACCCCATCCTTGGTCAGGATCTCCTTCACTTTGTGTTGTTGGTATCTTACCTGTAAAATACTTTTCTAATACTACCGCAATACCATCACCTGGATTATCATTAAACATCATATCACATACATCACTCCAATGCATTTTCCATTCAAACGAATCTTCACAAGTTTTGTCTTTGAATACTCTACCATATGAATCGTAATGACCTCGCATCTCCTCTATAACCTCACCATTTTTTAATAGGTACAATCTTACCGCATCACCACTAAATGAATCTGATGCAACTGGCAACCCAGTCTCTTTACATATAAAACTAAAACATCCCATAACTTTTATTTTTTATTTTTTATTTGAATAATATGTTTACAATCTTTACCTCTACCGAAACCATGTGCGGGACAACTACAACTCCAAATGCCCTCATCACTAACTACTTTATATACATTTCCTTTACTACCACTTACTTTGTATTCTTTTCGTTTAGTTTTTGTCACTACATTAGTTTTACCATATTCTATTTTATCCCACAATGGTTCTAATTCATTCCAACTATAATGTCTATCTACTTTAACCCACCCATCTCCATCGGAACTACATATAACATACTTTTGGTTACTGAATACTCCTTCGTATGAAAATGGTGGATGATTTGATTTGAATCTCATTGTGTTATCTATATAAGGTTACAAATTCTCCGAAATGTTTATCGAATGTGTTTACTAAATGTTCGTAATTACCATCAATCATTTCTTTTTGAATGGCTCTACCATCTTTACCTAATTGTTTAGCTAATCTACTTGCCATACCAATCAATACAAATGCGTTACCATCCGGTCCCGTCAAATCAATTTCAATTCCTAACTTTTGTTTTTTACTCTTAATCATATTTTAAATTTTAATTTTACCACCAACTTGTGTAATATACGGTCTTACCTTGTTTGATTGCTTCCCTTGCTTTACTAACAAACTCCAAATCATCTTTGATTTCTTCATCACCATTACTACTTTGTCCAAAAAAGAAACCAGATGTATCTGGTAAATTATAATCTCTTATATCTTGTTCTAAATTATCTAAATCTTCACTATCCAATACAACACAATCACCATTGAAACTATCGGATGTTCCACCCTTTGAATCATATAACGATTGCATCCAACCATGTAAGTTTGGATGCTTTCTCCAATAGTGAACTTCCTCTGGTTTAAAATTCTTAGTTTCAAAATCTACTTCCGATTTCGGTTTTGCTTTAGTAGAAAAAGCATACATATCTAATCCCATAACTTTATTTTTTAGTATATTCTTTATTAATTATAATTCTATTTAAATCTGCATTAGATGTTAATTGTGCGATTTGTGAATATGTTAATTTTTTGATATCCACCTTATCTCCACTTATTGTCACTAATGTTACATCATAATACGTTCTCATATTAGTATTTTACTTTACCAAATGCCATTGCCATAGCTAATGTGTTTCTATCGTAAAACTCTACATTTTGTTTCACTTCGTTGATATCAATCTTACAATCAACTGTGTCACCTTTTGCATTACAACCTACAATCAAACCATTACCTGCAAACGGCTGATGTGCTCCTTTATAAACAAAGAAAGTATTATCATTATTATATAATCCCTCATCATCTACCATAATAGTATCACGCTTCTTTAACGAATGTGCTATTGTGAATATTTGAGAACCAATCTCTTTGTTAATATCATTGTAGTCAGATGTAATATCTACTTCAATAACTTGTCTATTTTTTGCATCAATCTTAATCGCTTTCATAATTTATTTGTTTTTATTTATTAATCTAATGAATTTCTATATGAAGGTCCTGCTGAACCAAAACTTGCATTTGATGCATATACTCTATCAACACTTCCTTTCTTAAAGGGTTTTACTTTCTTTGGTTTAATTCCCATTTTTCTATTGTATCTTTGCGTAAACAACAATATCAAATCAAAGAATCTATCTTTCCAAAACTCAATGTTTTTAGATTCTTTCTTATCATATCCGTTTACTCTTTTACTTACTCCGTATCTAGTCATAATAGGTTCACCGAAAATTGGTAAATATGTCACTACGGATGATTTACCCTCATTCTCTGCTTTTACTAAATACTCAATTGCCTTATCACATTCATCTAATGCTTCTTTGTGAAATCCGGCTTTGCTCATCATCTTTACTTGTTCTATTGTTAATGCTATGTTCATATTAGTTTTGTTTAAAGTTTAATTTAGAATATTTTTTCATATCGTACTGTCTCATCAAATCACCTGCATTATGTTTTAATGTAGGGTCCTCATATGATTGAGAAACATTTAATTCTTTCATCCATTCTTGAAACTCTAGTGTTGCTATTGTTTCGTTTCTTTCTTTTTCTAATTGCTCCCACATTATTATATTTGGGTCAATCTCATTGTTGTATATTGCCATTTTATTTATTTTTAAATTTATCAATCAATCCTATAAAGAATAACCACCACCATCTCGGAGTATAGAATATTAATACTATAAACACTCTAAAATTATAGATGAAGGTATTTCTAACTTGCTCAGTTATATTTTGTTTCATTAGTGTATGTGCTTGTCCGATTACCGGTAACATTAACACTAAATAAATTACTATAAATGTTTTCATATTAACATACATTTAATGTGTATCTACCATTTGGTTTTTTAGCTAAATACCAACCTCTCTTTGTTGATGGTTTTCTTAATGATTGGTGATGATGAATAAAACTACCACCATCAATCATAGTTTTGTTACCTCTAATATCAACATCATAATAAGTTTTTATTTCGGTAAAACTAGCATCATGTCTAACTTTCATAAACTGCCATATTTGTTTAGCAACCATACCATAAGGTTTTTTAGAATTTCGGTGAACTTTCGGTGTTTGTGTCACTACAACTTTATGATAAGTTTTGTTATGCATATTCATTATTACTTGATATGGTGTACCACCTTTACTTTGTATCGTATTGTAATGCCCATCTGCAAAACTCAATTTCATATTACCTAACATACGAGCAGTAATAACACTATTATCATTTAACTTCATATTCTGTCTATGAATACCTTTCGTACTATTATAGTTTGGATTCTTAGGATGTAAGTAAACATCAATATACTGAGCTAATCTCCAAGGTACATCATTTTGTTTCCACTTCATCCAATTCTTAACTACGGATTTTCTGTCACTATGACGACCTTTCAATACTACCCAACCAAAGATTTGTTCTAATACTTTTTTAATTTCTATAACCTGCTCCTCACTTTTCATTGGGATAGTTGCTATAAAGTTTTTTGTTCTATTGATACTCATATATTATCTTTTAATGTTTTTAATTACTTCGTTGATTGGATACCAGGGTATAAATCTATTCATATAGTTTGTTTTAATTAAAGATATTCAGGTCCGTATTCACTCCATCTTGCTGTACCATCTATTATGTTACCTCTAGCGTGTTTTGCTGGTGCTTTCCAAGTTGCTGGTTTTAATAAATCACCTTTCTTAATCGGTGCACCTTTCAAATCGCCATCCACTCTACTAATAAAACCCCAACAACTAGTCCCACTCCATAAACGAATATATTTGTTACCTATCTCAATAATCAAATCCGTTTTTCCATCCATAAAAGAATTACCTTTATAGTATTCTTTTCTTTTTTCATTTACTTCATCTATAAACTTTTTTACAATAGGGTTACCATTAAGATACTCTATTGCTTTTTCATCAGTTACTCTCATAATATTATTATTTAATCTATGTTATCTAATTTATTAACTTCATCATACAAACTAGTTTGTATTTTATTTCTCAACACTACTGATTTATTTAATTCATTAGTAAAGTATTCTATACTACTAATATTTGTACCCAACTCTTTTAAGTGAGACTCATTTTGTTCTACTAACTTACTAGTTGCATAATACAACTGATTCAATTCCAATAAATTCAATTCTAATTTCATATCTTTATATTTTATTTGTTTTTACGAGCCCACAATTTAGCGGCTTTTCTTTTTTTGTTAGGTACAATCTTTTGTTTATACCTACCATCAAATGCACCCGCTTCTTTTTGTTCGGTACGTTTGATAGTTCTTTCATAATGTGTTTTCATATTACTTAGCTAATGCCAATTTATTTTGAGCAGCTTTTGTTATCAAAGGGTTTACATCATACACACTAAACTTGCTATCCATAGGGATAATGAATTTGTTATGTGCAGTATCAATCTTTGTTCTAACAAACTTAAACTTCAATCCTACAATTACACCCGTCTCATCTAAGTGTCTCATATCGTATTCATCACCATCAATTACTTTGTAACCCATAAATGATTTGGGTAATTGTTTACCTTCAAATACCATTGCAACTCTACCTTTATTATTTTCTAATAACTCCAATGATTGTAACATATTGTAACCACTAAAAGAATAAGTTAAATCATAGTTAGAATACTTATTTAATAACTTAAAACGATTAGCAACCTTAGTATAATCATAAAATGTCACTTCGTTAAATACATCAAAAATCACCTTACCATTGAATTTAAATAATGTTGGTTGAATATCCGATGTCCCATTTAAACGAACTGAAAATGTATATCCTTTAGCAAAGGCATCGTTTCTAGCTTTATTAATTTCAGTTACTAACCAACCCATAAAGAACTCTCTATGCTCAAAGAACAATTTAGTTTTTTTGATACGAGCTTTGTTGATTGCATTTTTCTTAACATCAATTCTATTGTGTCCACTTTCAGTTAAACAAGCTTCTCTGCATTCAGCCGTTGAACCAGGACAAACATTGTAACCACTTTGTTCAGCAGGAGCAAGATACAAAATGTAAGTCATTTCATTGTACTTTAAACCTTTAGCAATTTTTGAACTACTTGCTACACTACCTAAATAAGATAAACCCGTTACCTTTTTAGCATTACCGATTGTTGTAAATTTCATTGTATTCATATTATAATTTTTTTATATACCAGTCCCTCATTGTTGGGATATACCCAAAGATACGACGATATTTTTGACTAACAATGCTATTTTTGAACTATTTTTAAAAGTTTTTATTGAGGATCAATCAGTTACGCATATGTTTTTTTCATATATAAAAAAAATCTAATAGACATAGATAACCCATTGAAAACCAATAAGTTATAACTTGTTGATAATCAATGAGTTGTGAAAATGGGTTAATATTACGATTTTTTGTAATATATTACCCTATTTTTGGGTTATTTTACCAAGAAATCTCCCAATCCTTAAATTCTGCTGCTAAACAATCTATCTTGTAATCTTTTCTACCACCATTAACTTCTTGTATCTTATTCTTTGCAGTATTTCTAATTCCGTTGATACCATGTGTTAATTCTAAATTGTTGCCATCTCTAATTCCCTTACGATAGTTTGATTCGTTGTGCCAAATATGTAAGTTCATTTGTGATAATACTACAATTGCTCTAATAGTTTCTGCGGTCACTACACTTTTATTCTCATCTAATAAAATTTGAATATCATTTACTATATCTTTAATTTCCTGTCCGTATTCTGCTTTATGTTCTGCAATAAATACTTCTTTTAATTGAACGATACTTAATCTATCAATTAATTCACTTAGGGTTGGTAAATACTTTCTTTCTGTCATATTGTTATGTTTTTTAAATAGTTTATTAATGTTTGTTGGTTATGTTTAATATCATCAATATACTGATAATACAATGTGTGTAATTCTTTATATGATAAGTTAGATAATTCGTTTACTTTATCACAAAATTGGTTTAAATCATATCCAACATTTGAATAGTATAATGGACAATCAAACTTAAATCCTAAATACTTTTTAAATTCCTCTAATGTATTTTCCGGTCCCCAAAAACAAAAGGGAACACCGAATAATAATGGTTTGTAAATCTTTTCGGAATAATGCAATAGATTTGTTCTATCGACATACGGATGAAATGGTGTATTACTACTAAATCCTTCAGTTATTATTTCAAAGTATACATTAAAGTAATGTGTAATGTTTGTATTAGGTGGTGAGAAATAGACAGGATTTTGTATACCTGTTATATTATTATCAAATGTACGTGCTATTTCATTACTACCATCCAATTCAATAGGTAGTATAGAATATGCATCTGAATTTTTGATGTATTCTAAATCATCCATAGATACCGAATATTGTGATGCTACAAATTCGTTATGTTCTAACGTCCAATTAAAACTAACCAAACCATCATTTAGGTTATTGTTTTTATATAATGATTCAAATATCTTAAACCTCTCCGTTCTAAGATGGTGATTTAAAAATAGATACTTCTTTAATCGTTTCTTTGTAGCTAAAACCTTTGTTTGTATTTCAAATATAGGATCAATTAATTCATCAAATTTATGTAATAATTGAAATGCATGTGTAGGAAAAAAGATATGTGATTTGTATTCGTTATTAACAATATTAACTGTCAATATTCTAAGTGTGAAACGAGCTAATCTCTTTTCTAATTCTTCTACTACACTTTTTTGAACATAACACTCAACTGATGTAAAATCTATTACTACTTTGTTGATGTTTATTTTTCTAATAAATTCCTCAATTAGATTAATGTTTGGATTTGGCGAATTATCCATTATGTGAATTACTAAGACATCTTCATCCTGTTTTAGTTTAATATGGTAATTATCTAACTGTGGTTGTTCATTGAAAACTAATTCACTATTTGGTTCATATTTAAAACATCTTACAATCATAATGAAAACAACTTAATAGTATCCTCTTTTTCTTTTTTAATTATGTGTAATAAGACGTTATAATTATACTCACAATTAAACCAAGTTTCATCTACTAATTCTCTTAATTGTTCTATATCCATTTCTGCTAATCTATCTAATATCTTTAGAAACTTATTAAATCTCCTCTCATAGAAAACTACCTTTGCATTATCCTCATGTCGTAACTCATCCATTATCTCGTTAAATTCAGTAGTATCATCTAATATATCAGCATCATATAATCCTGGAAATAGTTTGAATCCCATTTCCTCTAATCCTCTATATAGACCGGCTGAACCAAATACTAAAAATGGTTTCTTACATATAATAGGTCTAAATGTCTTTTCGGTAAGTGAACAAAAATCAACACCATCACTTAAGGTTTCTATTACAACATCTATCAATGCATTATTGTTCTTTTCAAAGTTTACCCACTTACAATTATAATAGTGTCCACCCTCTAATTCATTCTCAAATACTCTAACAGGAAACTGAAATTCATCATCTATATCTGGTAGTAATTTCTTTGCACCATCTCTTTCTCTGTCACTATATGTAATATACTTCTTTCCATCATCCCAATATCTAAAAAAGAAACTTGCTTCACACTTACTCATCATCCTATTATCCAATAAGTGCTTATACAAATGCATCCTAGCTTCTCTCGGTTGATTGTTGGTTGTATAAAAATGCTTTTCTGCTTTAGAACTATCTACTATGATATTTTCCTCCTCTATCTTTTCAATATTGTTCTCAATAAAGTAAGGTAAACATCCTAAGTTATATACCACATTAATATTACCCCAATCATGCGACCAGTTTTTACTAGCTATACTAATCCAAACCTTATCAATATGCTCACCAAAGAAATGGTTTAATTGTTGAACTAATCCTGGCACAGGACCAGCGACAGTAAGAAAGTCCATATCCTCACCATAGAATATGAACTTCTTTATAACACCGGTCCTAAGTTTATGTAATATATCCTTACTCTTATCTAAATTGATAAAGTGAGGTATTGCAGATGAAATTGATTCAGTATAAAATAAACAATATACTTCCTCATCCTCTATAAATTCTATATCTCCGTATTTCTGAACTGAAAATATAAATTGTTTCATGTGACCTTGTCGGATATATGATTCTCTACTTTCCGTTGAGTAGAGATCTAAATCCTTAATGCCAAAGTCACCTCTTATTTCTGAAAACTTAATCTTTAACTGCATTCTTTTTATAGTAAGTATATAAATCTAATAAATCACCATCTACTTTTTCCATTGCCTCATTCCACAAATCTATACCGAATGTTTTAGTTAAATCTCTCCTCAATTTGTAAAGTATATTCTGCTCATCTTTGTTAGCTTCTAACTCCAACTTAATTGCTTTTATTCTTTTCATTTGAGATGCTTCTAACGAAACTTCAATCCTATTCTTTTCATCAGTTCCACCATAGTTATCGTATGTTTGTTGATATACTTTCTGAGCAGTATCTCTCATCTCTTTAGCTTCTGCAAACATATACGAATAATCATAATCACCATTCTGAATTTTTTGTGATAATGGATAATGTTCCGGTAAAGGATTCTTTTTCTTTCCTTTTGTCCACCATCTAAATCTATTGTAACCCATAATTATTTATTTTGGTATGCATCAAATGTCAATCTCCTAACATACAATTCATTCAACTTATTTCCTACTGATTCTGTAAATTCTTCATCACCTGTCACTTCCATAACCGCGGCAATTACATCTGCATAACAAAATCTATTATCGTATATTGAATTAATAGTTTCAATAGTTTCATTTGCCTTATGCTGCCAATACTCCTCATTCAATTTTTCTTGTGTTAGATATTGTTCATATACATAATCTTCATCATGTGTAACATCAATTGGTTCATTAGTTGATAGTTGTTGCTTGCTCATAATATTGTTTTAATGTTTGTTCTATAAATTGTATTGCTTCACTATCACCACCATAGGAATCATAGGATGTATATAATTTTACAAACTTTTCAATTCCATGTGTTTCTAATTCCCACATTACTGCTGAGATATTAGGTATGTGACAGTGATTAAATCCCATTATTTATTTCTCTTTTTAATTTTATCTGCCATTCTATTAAATGATTCACTATCATTTGCCTCTATAATCGGTTTTAAACTATCATACAACCCATCTGCGAACACTTCATCCGTTCCTCTATCCGTTTTACTTACTGCTTCTCCAATGTGAGAATATCGTTTAACATGCCAATTGCTTAAGGGTGCAGTATACTTCTTTAAATGTGCTGCTTTGGCATCTAAATAAGCAAACAATTCATCATCTGACATTTGTTTTAGTTCCTCATCTGTCTTATTAAATTCCATACTTAAATATACTAATAAATAATGTGATTAACAAAAAAAGGGGAACATTTCTGTCCCCCTTTGTTTCTATTGAATTGGATGTGTATATAATTTTCCTTTACTGTCAATATTACCAATAAGTATATTCATATTCTTACCGATATTCTTTGCTAAAGTTTTAGTATTATACATGCCCATTGTATTTTTCTTATCCCAATCCTCTGCTTTAGTATATCCATATGCTACAAACCATTGTGTCATATCATCATTTGCTTCAACAAATAGATAAAATCCACTTTTAATATTGTTTGCTTTACATGTCCAATCTTTACTACCTAAGATTCTTGTTTTAACATCAATTTCAAGTCCAATACCGGTACTTAATAAATCATATGTCATATTATCATATGCTTCCCATGAATGGTCTGGGTTTGCATCATTCATAATGTGTTTAAATGAATGAACAATTGCTTCATGTAATAATCCACCTCTAATATTAGTTTGAATTAAGTTTAAGAAATCATGATTTAAACCATTCGTCATTAGTTTTACTTCATTCAATTCAAACATTAATCCCGCTACTGCATTTAGGATTTTTTTCATAATTTGTTTATCTACTAATCCAAATCCTGCAGGATTTGCTTTCTTTGTTTTAGCTTGTTGCTTTCTCTTTTGTAAAAGTTCTTTATAAGCTGGTATAACTGTCTTTTTTAATATTAACAATTTGTCATACATTTCTGGCCATTCGGTTTGTACCGCCTGAAACTTATCATACAAATCCTGTGTTAATCCAGTCATTGTAAGTGCTTTATTAAAATTATCAATTGATAATGGTTTACCAAATTTCTTTTTATGATCATCTTCTATTACCAGCATTTGTTTATACTGATTAATCTCCTTTTTCCTTTCAGTATCCATAATATTAGAGGATGCTGTATCGGTGTATTTGTCAAACCAATGTTCTGGACTATTTGTATATTCATCGTATGTAATATCCATTCTATCAATAATCGTTATTGGTATATGAGTTGCTCCCATACGTCTTAACACCTCTCGTCTTGTCATACCGGACTTAAAACATAGTGTCCCATCTTTAAACCTAAAGACAACAGGTATTTGTTCTAATCCAGTTTGTTCTATACTTTCTGCAAGTGTTGCATAATGATTAATTAATGCTTCTTGTGGAGTTTCACCTAATTCACGTGATGTATCTACATAAATCACTTGTCCTGGATTATCCAATACTTCATTAATGTCTACCAATTCATAACTCCCTATTGGAGCAGTTATTTTAGGAATAATTGGTTCTCCCTTTTTACCACCTGTCAGTTGCCTAATGGATACAGGTCCGGTTTTTTTGGTTTTAGCCATGTTTATAATTCAATTTTTATAGTGGTGTCTCCACTTCGTTTTAAAAAAAATCTTTATATATTTTGTTCTTTGTATAATTTTAAATACTTGTCACTCATTTTTTTGTAGTTCATTCTAAAATTAGGTGGCATCGCTTCATAAATAGCTTTGTTACTATATGGTGCGTTGCCTGGTCTACTCCATCTCTTTGAGTATCTCATATAATTGTAGAACTGAATATATGCGTTTGCTTTTTTAATGTAATCGTTAAGGTCTACCGGTAGTTGCCATTTTTTAATTAGTTTTACTGCACGTTTCTCATTATCCAATTCTAAATCTCTACTCCATTCTATTGCTTTCTTAACACTACGAATTTTCTTACCACCTAACCAATCATCTAAATTTGTCACTCCAGTCGAGCCGGTTTTCCATATGTTAGTGCTCTTATCTTGCCATTGTGTTAGATGTGCGTATTCGTGTACTAATATACCCAACCAATCTTTACTTTTACCTGCTACTACTAATTTCATAGTTTCTTCACAAAAGTAACCACTACATCTTATATTGCCACTTAATACCAAATACTTTACAGGACGAACATCATATTTAATACCTACTTCTTTACAATGTCCTTTCACATGATTAATGAATGCCGTTACGTTTTTAGTTAATGCCATTGTGTTTGTTTAGTTATTAAAAGGGTTTCTCATTTCAGGCCAAAAGTCTTCATCTTCAGTACCTGCGATTTCATTCGTGTCACTATAACGATACTTTTCAATTTCACCATCATAGTAAACCTGTCTACCTGTTTCTTCATCTACATATTCTAATTCACCTTCCATTAGGTCCTCATTTTCACCTTTCACTTCGTATATACCACAAAAGTTCATACTGGGTTCTTCAAAGGTCAAAGTAAATTGTAATGCAGGAAATGCTTTTGCTACATATTGAACCCAAGCAATATTAGGTGCCCATGCTGTATCGTATTCTACTACAAATAATTCATCCGTATCATCACATATACAACTTTCTGCTGCATCCCATTTAGTACCCCACTTATCTACTCTCCAATTATACCAGTCAGTATATCCATACTTTTCTTTAATTTCTTCTATCTTCTTTTCAAATTCCAACTTACCTTCAACATCCAGTTCGTCACCACGCCACATTGCAGGTGATGTTTGTTCTAATAATTCCGTTGGAGTAGGATATAAAACTTCCATAGTAAAATTCAGTTCACTACTTTTCTCCGGTTTAACTAATGTAAGTTCTTTGAATTTGTTAATCTCATGTTTATCACCACTTACTGTCAATCTATTTAAGCACCAATTCGGCATATGTTTATGTTTTAAAATTAAAAAAATGATAGGGATGCAGAATGCACCCCTATCGAGTTAATATTGGGTAGAGCCAGTTATGAGTATGAGTATGAACTCTACCCTCATAACATATCTACCACACTATCGTATCATCATTAGCATCTTCTGTCACTTCGTTGAATAACTTTTCACCATCATTCTCGTCACGGATGTATTTTTGAACTAATTGTTTAATATATGTACGTTCACTATCCATACCACCATCTTGCGAATAGAATGGAAAGATTGCTACTTCTGCTGCTTCTAATAAGTTGAAACCATCATATAACAAACCTGCCATCTCTACTGAAATACGAGTAGATACTGCCGTTGTTAATTTACCAACCTCACTTTTTACTTGGTCACGTGTGTGAGATGCAATTTCAGCTACTGCTTTCAAATCCTCTTGATTGGTATCAGGATACAACATATTTAATAACTGATATTCTTGATCTGCGTTTAGTGTATCTACCTCAATAGTTACAAAACGGTCTAACAACGCTCTATCCATAACACGTGTTGCAGTATATTCCGAGCCGATATTCGCGGTTGCTACAAACGTAACACCTTTTGCTACCTCAACGATTGGTGAATTATCTTGCTCATCTAATCGTAAGTATCTTTGTGTTTGGTCTAATACCGTCATTAAGATATTAGCAGCTTCTGGATGTGCTCTACTCAACTCATCTAACAATACAACTGCATAAGGTGTCTTAATTGCTTTAATGAATGCTGATTCACTAAAGTATGTACCAGTCGATTTGTTAAAGTGTGTGTTACCAATCAAAGCTGCTCTCGGGTCTTGTGTAGCACCTAAGTTAAAGTAAAAGAAAGGGCGTTTCAATGCACTTACTAATGCTTTAGCTGCCATTGTTTTACCACTACCAGCCGGTCCTGTCATCATAATATTACGAGCTCTAACTGCTGAACGCAATAAGTATTTCCACTTTAATTCGTTCATAATTAAGTTAGCAGGTTTCAACTCCATACCGTCTTTGTGGATGAAATCAATAACATCTTTATGCTCCGTTGGATTTTCTACGATAGTTTCTGCGATATCCGTATTCATCGGCTTAACCAACATATCCGTATATTCTTGCATTTCTACCATACGATATGTTTTCACACCATTCTTATTGATGTGTCCTCTAATTGCTTTTCCGTTTGTATGTGCTCTCTTTCTCATTGAACTACCTACAATCGTTGAATCATCTGCAACTTCACCCATTGTATTAACAAGGTTGAAGCGAGATTTAATGTTGTCTACTTTGTAACACTCTTGTGTGTAACCGAACTCTGCGTTTTGCATTTTTTTACTCATAACTGAAATTTAATGTTTATTGTTTATTGTTTATATTTCTACTCATTTGATTATATCAAAGATACAACTTTTTTGCCAATCTACCAAATATATTTTTAAGTGGTTAGTAATCAACGAGTTATGCACCCCATTTTATTGTTATGCATAACTTGTTGATACTCAACCAGTTAGGTTTTTTGGTGTTTTTTACCCTTTTTTCATAAATAACTCGTTCAATGTCTTTGTAATTGGTACGATTTGTGTAACATCTATGAATCTACTGTCACTACCATACATTTGTTTGAATTTATCCTTTGAACTACTACCCCAACTACTACCACCACCCTCACTTACAAAGTAACTCATTACATTGATACCCATTTCTCTAATTTGGTTTACCATTTTCTTAGTATGCAGAACTGCATTTTGGCCACCATAACTTACCTGATCGTTTGAGAAGGTAGGCTCACCATCACATATGTTTAAGAAATAACTATCCATATCTTTTGTACTTTCTACAAAGTGTTTCATAATAGCTTGGAATGTTAAACCCTCAGGTGTTGTACCATTTGCTTGTAAAGCAGGGAACAATCTTTTTACTTTCTCAAACTTGTCAACTCTACTATCATACGCAATACATATGTAAGGTTTGTTACCCCAAGTACCTCTAATAGATACCTGCACATTCAAGTTACTAACCATTGAACCTGCTTTACAAATTGCAATTGCTAATGCCAATGAGTCATTCCAATTCCTACCACTCATACTACCACTACCATCAATAGTAATATGTAACATTACCTTTTTGAATTTATCTACTTCTTTGTGAGAGAATACATTTACATAATCATACCCCAATGCCGCTACCATTCTCTTATCAATTCTACCATTCTTTTGACGTGGATTGATTGTTTCTCTTTCCTCACTACGAACAGCAATTCTCTTACCTAAAATAGTACCCATTATAATACCTCTGCGTAATGTTTCCTCATTCCAGTTGTGAAACTTATTATCATAATCACTCCAATATGCAAATGGAAACTCTCTATCTTGCATCAATGATTCTGTCATTTTCTTAGAAACCATACATTGAACTACTGGAATATGTCCACCATTTTCCAATTTAGTATCACCTACATTTTCCATTGTAGTTCCACTCTTATCAATTTGGTCTAGTGTATCATTTTCTTTCTTAGTTAAGGCTTTCTTTTTAAGATTATTGTTTACGAAATCTTTTTGTTTCTTAATAGCTTTATCTAATTGTGCCTTAGCATTTTTAGATAATTTAACGCCTGTACATGAATTATCACCACTATCATCACCTTGTGTAATTTCAAAGTTTTCTCCCAAATCATCAATTTCTTGTGGTTCACCACCTTCACCTTCACCATTTCCATTTTGTGGTTTTTCGGATAACTCAATACTAATGTTTTTTAGAATAGTATTAGTAATCTTTTCTGCTACCTCTAATGAATCTTTAGTTGATTTTAACCTATTGATGTTTTTAAGGTCTAAGATTTGATAAATTTCTTTCAAACCTTTTAACTTACTAAGGTCACTATTGCTGTTTGTGATATTAATGATACGGAACATATACGATTGTAATGTTTCATCCGTATATTCATCACTTTGCAATCCCTTATCAATAGTAGTATCATAGAAATACTCATCATACAATGCTCTATAATAATCTCTATAACCTGGACAAGTATTGTAGATGTATTGATCAATCCTTCTATCCTCTACAAAGTTTACCAATGATTTAACTACATCAAATAAGTTATCTTTGTTTAGATGATATTCTACACTATCTAAATTTTGAGGGTCCTTACCAGCTGCAACTGCAAACTGATTGAACATATCTTTAGGTGCATTATACTTAGGCATCAATTCAAAGTCTGTAAGAACAATGTGTGATGCTTCGTGCAATGCTAAACCTACTGCAACGTCAAACTTATCAGGTTTAACCTCAGCTGATAATACTACGGATTTACCATCCGTATATGAATCACCTTTCTTAGCAAATGTAACAGGAATGTTTTTATTTGTAAGAATGTTTACAAAGTTAGAGATTGCTCTTTTGTGTGCGTTAAGTTTAAGTAACTCTGCCGTACTATTTTCTACTTTGGAAAGTTGTTGTGTTTTCCATTCACCACCACTCCAATAGGTAGTAGGAGTATCGTACTGGCTCCACTCATCTGCCCAAAATGAACTTGCAGATTTCTTTTTTTGTTTTGAATAACTACCTTTTGTAAGGTAATCTAATGTACCTGTTTTAAAACTGTCATACCAGCCCATACTCTTTATGTTTTAGTGTTTAATAAATATGAAGATAGTAGGGGAATTGAACCCCTACATGTTCCAAACTATCTTAGTTTATCTGCAAATTATGCAGAAATCTTAGCTCTTTGTGCTAATGTATTCAATCTTTGTGAATAGTACAAAGCTCTACTTAAATAATACGCTTTCTTTTGTTCAGAAGTTGTAGTGTTAGCGCTAGTTAATGCTTCGTTTAATTGGTTTGAAATAAATTCAAATTTAGACTTTAAAGTAGTCATACGTGTTTTTCCAGTTTTTAGTGTGGTGGCTCCACATTTGTTTAGAATTAAAAAGTTAAATATTATTAATTATGTTTCATACCTTTACAAACACCATACCCTTGTCTTTGTGACAACTTGTATAATCTATTTGCTTGTTCCATAGGCATAATTTGTATTTCGTTACCCGTCTTATGATTTGCAATTGCAACACCACCAACTCTTTGTGTAGTGGAACAATTAATACAAAAACGATAACCGAATTTAGTTAATCTCAATTCAGGCATTTTACCTAAACATTTGGGACAACTAATCATTTTAAGATTTTTTGGTAGTTTACTCATAACTGTCATATTAAAAGATTATATAATGTGTGTGTGGATATATCTTTATCAATTTGGATATATACCAAAGATACGACATTATTTTGAAACCGCCAAACTTTTTGGAAAGTTTTTTTAAAATCGTTGACAATCAATCATTTACACATTAGATTTTTTTCTAATATCGTAACTCATTGATAATCAACTAGTTATGAAAATGGGTGTTTTTTAGTGTAATTTTCCAATATAAAACGGATATTTTGACTTCCCACAGGATTTGCTGAATGTATTAGGTATTCTGGCATTGGTAAACCATTTTCACTACAATACTCAACCAACCACTTAGCACAGTCATATCCAGTCTTTTCGGTAAAGTGACCTTTTAATGGGTCAGGAGGATTTTCTCTACCACCATTATCAAAATAGTAGTTAATATGTTCCTCACCTAAATCGTGGTCAAATGATACGATATTAGGAATACCATTTAATGCTATTGTTTCTACAAATTCACTATAACATCTAACAATGTTCCATTTTAAATCATTGTATCTACTATCACCACTCTTTTTGAATGATTGAGAAGGCTCTCTAATATCATCTAAGTATAAATTGTAACTTTCTTGCATCTCTTTTTTCCATTTAATCATCTATTGTTACTCCTTTAATAAAAAAGGGGATAATTTCTTATCCCCTTTATAATTTACTTAACTTCTACTGCTTCAGTTGTTGGTGTTTCTACCACTGCTGCGGTTGAATCCGTTTGAACCGCTGTTGAATCAGTTTGAACTGCTGTTGAATCAGTTACTACTTCTGTTGTTGTTGCACCACCACAAGCTACTAAAGCTGCGATAGCGAAAATTGCTAACACTTTTTTCATGTTGTTTTTTTAGTTTTTAATTGTTTATAAGTCAAAGATATACTTTATTTTTGAAACTACCAAATTATTTAGTGGTTTTTTTCTTATTTGCTGATTTCTTTGGTTTTGCATCGGTTTTTACTACCTTAGCAACTTCAGCTACGATTTGTTTAGCTTTTTTAGTTTTAGCTTTAACATCATTTTTTAAATTAGTTGCTGTTTCTTTAACTTCTGCAACTTTTTCTTCAATTACATCAGGAATGTTATTATTGTTTAAATCCTGAATTTTTCCTTTTTTCATTAAAAGGTAAGTTAATGCACCCGCCACTGCTAATGCGATAACTATAATTACAAATGTACTCATTTTTTTGTGTTTTGTTTAATAATTAAATATAAGTATAACATAAAGATACGAAAGATTTATTGATTTTCCAAATATTTTAGGCCAAAAAATTCGTAATTCTTTATAACTGATTGATATTCACCGAGTTGTATTGCCTCATCCTCACTAGAAACAATGGCGTCAACAGGACATTCAGGTATACAAGCACTACAATCAATACAATCATTAGGGTTTATATACATTTGTATACCTTTAAGCCCCTTTTCCTTTGATTCTGCGAGCTCTTTCCCCGCACCGGTGGGATTGATAGGTCCATGAATACAATCCATAGGACAAACCGTTAAACACCCACCATCACATACATCCGTACATTTACTCGTTATTATAAAACTCATAATCCAATTGATTTGAAATCTATATCCGTAAATCCACCATCTCTTTTTACTGAAATACCAATTGCTCTATTAATCTCAGGTGTTAGTTTTTCGTTATTGTTTATAAGGTATCTTTCCTCTCTACCTATACCCATTACTAATTGATTAAAGTGAATACCTGCTAATTTCATTTGTTTAGTAGTACCCTCTCTCATTTCTTCAGGTCTTGCAGTAGTTAAAACAATATAATGGTCTGCTTCTTTCCATTCTTTGATTTTTTCTGCAACACCCGGTAGAACTTCTACTTTGTTTTCATCAAATTCATCAAAGGGAAACTGAAATACCAATGTACCATCAATGTCACAAAATATTGTTTTTCTATTATTCTTCGCCATATAGTGAGAATTTCTTTGTAGGTTTTTCTACTTCTTCTTGTTTGATAATTTCAACCGTCCCTTTACGAGCATCCATAAAGAATTGTGTATCTCCTCTAAATTGATACCAAGCTTCTAATGCATCGGTAAGAGATGGGTATACTGCCGAATTTTTACCATCCGCCATTACCCATCTATCACCAGGTGGAACTCTTTTAAGAACTTGTATTTTTTGTTCTTTAATTTCCTTTTCCATTATTCAGCAGTTACTACTTCAATAATTTTACTTTCTTTTGCACCTGTCACTTCGTAATCTACATTGATTGCCGCATCGGTGAATAATTTAACTACTCTAGCTTCTGCTTCAGTTACACTCATTGCATCTACTAAATAATTTTCTTTTGTTTTCTTTACTTTACTTACACCCTTACCATTATCTACTTCGTGGTGCATTGTAACTTGTACTTCATAATACTTTGCCATAACTTTATTGTTTTTGTTTATAATTAAAGATAACTTAAATTTCTGAATTTTCCAAATCTTATTTACTAAATTTCTTCATCTTCAATTTCAATATCTTCTACTTCATTATCATCTTCATCGCCTGTAATACCCTGTTCTACAAATTGTCCGTTTTTAGGTATCTTTCTCTTACCTATCAATAGAAAGAAACAATTATAACATAAGAACCTTAGATTCTCTATTCTATGATTTGTCCAATCACCATCTAAAAAATCTAATAGTAAAGGTGATTTTCCATCCGTAATTCTAACCTCATCAAATCCACAACAAGTACATTCAGTAGGGAACACACCATTTTTTAACAATCGTTTCTTTAATTTGATAATAGGATAATGTGGATACATCCCTTGTAAGATATCTGCCAATGGATATTTACCTACATTCAAATTCAACCTGCGTTCAATCGGTATATTTGCAGGATTATAATTTACATCAAATATATCGTATAGTTTTGCATACTTCTTATATGTGTTATACGATACTCCCAATGTTCTAGCTGTTTCGAATGCCGAACGTGATTTTGATTGTGCTTCTTTAATTTCCGTCTCTAACAACGGTCTTGCACCTAATCCTCTTTTAGTTGTGCCAGTTGACCAACTTTTTCCCTTTCTTTTTTTTGGTGTTTCATCCAAATTGGGAAAGAAACCTTCATTTTCCATAAAACTTATTTAAACTTCAACCCAGTCAATTTTTCTACATCAACTAAGTCAACTTTATTATTATTTATTCCATCCGGATTTGATAAATCGTTCTCAAATATAAATGCCATCCATTCATTTGATTTCTTAGTGTATACCACTTTCCAACATTGTTTAGGAACTGCTACTTTACCTATTCTTTTAATCTCACCTACATTTCCTGCCCATATGTGAACTGAGTCTTGCTTAGATGCAATTTCTCTTGTTAGGGTTTCCAATGATTTCCAATCACCTGCATTTAATCTATGGTATTGTGCTGCCATATTTGAATAATAGAAACACTCATCCTGAACTTGCTGAGTTTGGCATTGGTTACTCTTTGCCGGCATCAAATGACCTCTATCGAATCCACTACCTACATAATCCTGTCCAATATTAGTTTCATTTGGTAATTGTGGATCTGGTTTAAAGTTATCCTTTCTAGCTAATGGTTTTTCACATGCTACTTTTGCTTTTGTTTCCCACCACTCCACCATTACAGGATATTTCTTTGATTTACTAAAGTGTGATGTGTAGTTTGTATGTTTTAATACTACGATGTCTTGTGCTTTACTACCAATTAAGATTAATGTAAACGCGATTAATGTAAGTAATTTTTTCATACATATAAATATATACGAATATAAAAAAACCCCCACTTATTAGGTGAGGGTTTGAGTATATTTGACTGCGTAATCTTATTTACCGAAGATGTAACGGATACCTAATTGTGCAGACCATACATCAAATACCGATGAGTTGTACTGATAACTATCTCTAGCTAAAATAGTAGAACCATCTGTTAATCTTTGTGTTGCCAATCTAAATGTTGGAACATTTGTAACCGCATCTCTGCTTACAAAGTTCAAAATTTGAGGTGCCGTAGCTCTTTGTGAAACACCAAACTTATTATCAATCATATTACCAAAGTTTAAGATGTCCGCTCTGATTTGGAAAGCATTTCTCTTTCCACCAATCTTAACAAATACATCTTGTGCTACCGATAAATCAAATCTATGTAAGTAAGGTAATAAACCACCATTTCTTTCAGCGTATTGACCTCTACGAGTTGATAAGTATTTATCTTGTCCGATAAACTTATCAAATGCAGCTTGTTGTTCTGCTTCAGTAAATGTTTTACCACCTGCAGTTAAACTTGCAAATCTAATATCCGAACCCTTCATTGGAACGAAAATTAAATCGTTGTTGTTTACTCTATCACCATTTAAATCACCCGCTGCGATATAAGAATATGGATTACCTTGTTGTCCTACATAACCTAATGTAAATGTAGTTGCTCCACCATATTTAGAACCATATTCAATTCTATATCCTAATAAACCTACGAATCTATTTTTAACAAATGCGTCTGCAAATGATAATCCTAAATCGTTATTACCATTAACTGATAATGCTGATTGCCAACTACCACTAGCGATTGAACCTGCACTCATAAAGTCTTTTGAGTTAGCAGTTGTCCAAGCGAATGAACCCCAGAAACCTTTTTGATATGGTTTCTCTAATTTCAATGTCAATGATTCGTGGTATGCACCATTCTTACTCGTAAGAACTGCTGCTCTACTCACATTGTTATTTACTCTTACAGTTGCATCACTTCCACCGAAACGAGGTCTGTTATCTACACCACCCAAAGTTCCTACTGGATTTCTTAGGTTAGCTTCATAGTAATGAACTGCGTTTATTGTTTTGTTGTATAAGTATTCTGCCGTTGCTACTAATCCGAAGAATGGTAACTTTTGGTCTACCGCCAAATTGGTTTTCCAAACTTGTGGGAATTTGTAGTTAGGGTCAGTCAATGCTAAATCAAATGTTGATGGTAAAGTTGGAGTTGATGGGATAAAATATTTGTTAGGGTCAGCAGTAAAACCATAAGGTGCAGCTGCAGTACCACTTACATCAATAAATCCAGTTAACACACCATTGTTACCGATTTGGTTAGATAAGAATACATACGGAGGACGACCAGTGAATACACCGGTACCACCTCTAAATTGTGTTTTCTTTTCACCTTTTAAGTCATAGTTGAAACCTAATCTTGGTTCAAAAAGGACTTGTGTTTTAGGCATTACACCTGTATTCCACTTTTCACCATTTGCAAAAGTCATTGCAGTGATTGCTGGATTTTCTAATGCGCTGTTTTCAAAATCAATAATGTTTGCTCTAATACCAAAAGTCAATTTTAAATCTTTAGTTGCGTTATATTCGTCTTGTAAATATAAATCAGTTCTATAAGATCTTAAAGTTTGCATTGGTTCAATTGCTCCTGGCAACGCCGAATAACGGAATTGGAAACGAGCTGGTGCAAACGCAGATGGTTTACCACCATTTGCTAATGATTGATTAGCTGCAGTATAGAAATCAGCTAAGCTATTGAAAATATAAACACCATTTGATGCTGGGAAGAATAAGTTATTAGATTCATAACTTTGGAAATTGAAACCACTTACGATTGTATGTTTACCTAAATACTTTGTTAAGTTATTAGTAACATTGATTGTAGAGTAGTCTAATTTGTTACCCGGAGTGAATGGGTCAAATCCTACTGATGTTAATGTAGTAGAACCTTCTTTAATGTCAATCGTTGGGAACATTTGAGATAAATAACCTCTGTTCTCAATTTGTTTATCATACGATACAATTAAGTTATTGTATAATGTATTTGAAATCTTAGAGTTTAATTCTAATACTGCCGAACGAGTGTTATCCTGAATAGTATATCCACTATTTTGGAAAGACATTGCGTTGATGTTTTGCGTTCTATTACCAAAACCTGCAGATTGTGAATTTGAAATACCAATTTGTGCTTCTGAATTATGGTATACATAACGAGCAGTTAATTTGTTCTTATCGTTAATATTCCAATCAACACGAACTAAAAATTTATTAGATGTGTTGGTATTAGAATATCCTTCAAATGGACCTGTTTCGTAATTAAACTTATCTTTCATAAATTTAGAAAGGTCAGTTAATTGTTGGAAAGTTGGTCTACTTACTTGTGAACCGGTTAAAGGAGAACCCGATGAAATCCAAGTTGTACCTGGTTCAGTTTTCTCAATTGATTCGTAGTTACCAAAGATAAATAATTTGTTCTTAATGATTGGTGCTCCTAAACGGAAACCTTGTACCTTCTCATCAAATTTAGATGCAGTTACTTTTGTTCCTCTTGCATTATCACCAACATAACGAGAACTATTATCTCTTTGTGTTTGATATACCGAACCTTCAATTTCATTTGTACCACTTCTTGTTACCGCATTGATACCTGCACCAGTAAACCCAGACTGACGGATATCAAATGGAGCAACATTCACTTGTAATTGGTCAATCGCATCCAATGAAATAGCACTTGCACCGGTTCTACCACCCGCTTGTGCAGATGAACCTAATCCAAAGTTGTTATTAAATTGAGAACCATCGATTGTGAAGTTGTTCAAACGAGAATCTTGTGCTCCAAATGAAGAACCATCACCGAATGGATTGTATTTAGTAATACCATTGATTGTTCTAGCTCCTGTAATTGGAATAGTTTGTAACTCTCTACGAGTAAATTGTTGTGCTGCTCCTGTCTTTTCTTTTGAGAATAATCCAGATTTTGTTCCAGTCACAACTACTTCTTTAAGAGTTGATTTCTCATCTACTAATGTAAAGTTCACATTTGTAGTTACACCCAATTGAGCGTTTACATCTGTTTCTTCACCTTTTCTAAATCCAACAAATGAAGCATGTAATGTGTATGGGCCACCTACTCTTACTGCAGGTAATGCATAAACACCATTCTTATTTGTTACGGTTTTGTACTGAGTACCTGTTGGAGTGTGAACTACATGTATTGTAGCACCTACCAACACTTCTTGCTTTTCGTTCTTAACTACACCAGAAATAGAGGATGTGGTAACTTGACCGAATCCCATTAAAACTGATACTGAAAGGAACAACGATAAAATCGCTTTTTTCATGTTTGTTTTTGTGTTTTGGTTTAAAAATAAAAAGGGGTGGAGATATTACTTTCCACCCCCATTGGGTTTACTTACTGTTTTTCGTCTCTTCAACTGATGCTTGTCGGTAATCTGTAACTAACTTCTTTAAGTCGCCGATATACGTTCGTGCATTCTTTTGAGATACTTTTGTTGTCTTGTTGTGCTCTTCTTCAAATTTTACGAACAACGATTTCATTGTTTCGAAAATTTCTTGTTTTTTACTTCCCATAAACTTTCTTTTAATTTAAAAAATATGTAACCGAATTCGTAAATAACTATAATATATACGAACCATTTATACCATAAAGATACTGACAATTTTTCAGTTTTCCAAATATTTTAGGACTTATTTTCAAAGTACTGTCTGCGTACCTTTGCACCCAATTCTGCATCGTTAGGTGTATCAATGATAGTTCTCTCATCTATTGTGATAAGACTCCTAGATTTACCTGTATAACAATGCCAACATAATTGTCCTGCACCTTCTACATAACCTATTCTAAAATCTATATGTGTACTTTTTAATGTAGTAGTTTCTTTACCACATTGAATACATGTTTCATAAATAGATTCACCCTGTCCATCTACTTTTGGAAAATTGATTTCTAATTGTTCATATTTAGGTGTTTCTATTTCGTAAGAACCACCCATATCATGTCCTACCGATTTTACTAATCCATCATCTCCGATGTTTAGTGTTACATGCTGTTGTCCCATAATTTTTGTTTTATTATAAAGTTTTAAAAATTGATTCTGCTATTAATTTGTGTCCTTCTAAATTCATATGTTGATCATTTCTACAATTTGGATGAAATGTTTCTTGTATTGTTAGTTTAGATTTTGAGTATACAATATCTCTTAATGTTTTATATTCTTTATCTTTATAATTAAATGTGATTATTTTATCTTTAAAATATTCATCTAATCTAAGATATTCATCCAATTCGTTTTCCCAACTAAATACTCTTATCTTTATATTTGGTTTTTTTTGTTCTATCTTTTTAAAGACATTTTTAAATTTGTTAATAGTTTGCTCACATAAAATTTTTGTATAATCATCAAATGTTAAATCATCTTTTAAATATGTTTTAATATACTCATCTACATTTGTAACCATATTAAGCTGTGGATATACTTTATTATTTATTAATAGTTCATCTCTGTATATGTTAGTAAACTGAATTACAATATAATCTATTTCATCTAATCTTGTATATGTTTCTCTATTATACCCAACTCTATCCTTTATTTTTATTTCGTTATCATTTATACTTAATAATCGTAATTCTTTATATATTCCATCGTTTGATCCTCCATTTTTAGATGAATTTACATCTACACTACCTAATAAATCTGCTAATAGTTTGGAATATCTATTATTTTGAATAAACCTATATTGAACATGTGTTAGTTCTTCATAATCAAACATATGTTGTTTTGGTATAGTAACCGATTTTAAATTAGAAAAGAATTGTAATCCTTCTCCAAATGTAAACGAACATCCTCTACACCAAATCGCTCCCATTATTCAGTTTCACTTTGTAAATATTCATCAAATTGTTTAGCCGCCGTAGGATTTACTTCGTACAGGTGTTCTAAACTTAATTCATATCTACCATTCTGTGTTTTTAACATAAAATTTTCAGTAGCCAAACTATCAATTGTAGTAGATGTAGTTATTTTATTCACTTCACTTCTCAATTTTGCTAATTCTTTTTGTTGATAATAACATATCAATAATACTGATACTGCACCTGTTCCAACAATTGCTTTCTGATACTTTTGTATAAATTCTTTCATATTACTTTTTTTTAAACAAATCTTTTAATCGTTTTCCTTTCTTAATAATTCTACCATTTTCATCCATCATTGGTGCAGTATACATTTCATATCCTAACCAAATAAATGTTCCAATTATTCCTAATATTAGATATTGTATTATTTCCATATTTGATACCATTTTTTCTTTTGTTTTTCTGGAGGTGTAAAAGGTTGTGTGTTATCCCAAATATTTACGATTCCACCATAACGAATTTGTAACATTTGCAAAAACATCTGATGGTATGGTTGTGGTATTTTATCAAAATCTGCTTTAATTTCTACATTTAGTGTAATACTCTTTCCTTCTCCGGTCATCAATCTTAATTGATCATTCATTGATACGACCGTAGAACTTTTTACCATAAGATGCTTTCCATCTCCGATATGAAATTCTCCTTCTTTTTGTTTCGGTGCCATAGTTTATTTAATATTATACTCAAATATATTAAAAAAAATAGAAACTACCAAATAAATTAAGGTTTTATATTTTGCATATCCGATATTTCTTTATTAATTTTAATTTTCCAATCAAATTTTTTGAGTAAATTACCTAATGCAATTTTTTCTTTTTCTATTTCAATCATAAATCTATGCCATAACATTGGATGCTTTTCTTTGCACAAATTTTCTAGCTCTTCTTTTGTAATATAACTATCAAATGAATATTTTTCTTTAGAAAAATTAAGTGGTCTAAGTGTTTGAATTCTAAAAAATTCAGTTAAATCATTTAATTCTATAAACGAAATGATATCATCTTCTGTATTTTCTAAAATCCTTTCTAATACTCTATAATAGTGTGTATAAAAATGGTTATTATTTGTCATATTTGCACCTAAGTCATCCGTTGATTTATTAGCTTGTGTAGATGCATATCCAGTTTGAATTGCACTTATAAATGCATCATATGGATTTCTATATACAAAATAACTCTCTTGTTTTTTTAATATTTGTATTTTTTTTAATTTTATTGTTTTTGTAGATTTTGGATTATCAATAAAATCAAACAATTCATTAGTTAGGTCATCTTCAAATTTTTGTATTACGTGTACTGTACTAATTCGTTTTTTTTCAACTGGATTGTTATCTGATAAAAAACGAGTACCGTGTTTAAGAGGTGCAATCACTTTAAAATCTGGTACTATATCACTATTATACTTAAAAATAATTACTTCTGTCATTTATATTTTTTATAATTTGTTCTGTAATTAATTTAGTTCCTCTTAAAGAATTATGTTCATCTTGTAATTTTCCATGTGTATCATTTGTAATCGTTGCTTTTTCATAATCTCTATAATATTCCATCATAGATGTTATATTTTGTTTTTCAGTATGATTAAATTTTACAATGTGTGGATATACAAACTTATTTAATATATCATCAATTCTATCTTCGTTTATATATTTTGAAGTCTCAGTTGAATGGTTTTCAATTGGAAACTCATCTAATAATATTAAGTATTTTCCACCAACTTGATTTATAAGAGATAACAAACCAACCATTGAATGTAAATCCTCTATAAACTGAATTTCTTCTGAAAAGAAGTTAGGTGAATATTCATTTATCATTAATCTATGAATATAAGGATCCATTCCATCAAAATTATCAAAATTAGAAGTATAATTTACATATCTATTTTGAATTGGTATATAAATTTCGTTTCTAACTCCAATAGGCCATTCTAATATAAACAAAGTATCCGTTGCACATTCGTAATTATTAATAATCCAATTGTATGTTTTTCTTACTACTCTTTGTAATGAACCACCATATATCGATTCATCTATAACTTCTTTATTATTATAATGTTCTTTTAATCTACCCGCTATATTATATTTTTGTCTAACCCAATCATAATTATTAAATTGAGTGGGTCCGTTCCAATGAACCCCATGTGATGTATCTATATCTTTTGTTTCTTCAAAATACGGGAATGTAATAGGATTAGAATGATTCATACCCCACATAAAAGAACAACCATTTAGATATATTTTTTTAAAAGACATCTTTTGATTTTAAAAAGTTATGTAATTTTTTAGCGTAAAGTTTATTATGCAATGGTCCGGCGTGTGTTTTTTCCGCAGACTTATCTAAAAAATTATCGTATTCACCATCAAATCTATTATCTTCTTTTATGGTACTATCATTTAAAAAACTACCATTCCAAAAGAAAGGTGTATTATTAGCTTTTAAAAAATTACTAATTAATAAATGATTCTTATACCAATTAATCATATCGTTTTCATCATGTGATATTTTTAAATACGATTGATGTTCATCTTTACCCACTTCATCATTTTTAAAATATCCCCAAGGATTAACATGAAAAGGTTGTAAATCACCTTTCTTTGTGTAATATTCTTTTCTAGTAGGATATGTATACATTACCAATACAATATCAGGTCTAAATGTCTTAAACATTGTTAGTATTGTTCTTGCTATATAATCGTTACTTCTACCACCAAATCCAGCATTTAAATCTACACCATTTGGTATGAGTTTTGATAATTGATGTGACCAAGTTTCCCCATCACTTACACCAACACCCTCAGTATGTGAATCACCTACTGATAATATTCTTACCCCACCTTTGTAAATAGAATCACCCCTATATCCTAATTCGTTATAGGTATATGTACATGTTCCACTTTCATCATTTCCAGATGTGGTATGAACTGAATTAATTCTTTCTGTTAAATTCCAAATGGGTTCGGTAGTTACTTCGAATGCTTCTTTTTTCCAAAACCTTAATGATTTCATATAACTAATTTACTAAATAAAACCCATACTACCAAATTAAAGTCTAGCTAATTGTATTCTAAACTTTACTTCTGGATACTCTCTCTCTAATTTTTGTACCGCTGCTATATTTTTTGGAGAATCATCAATAAAGAATACATCATCATATCCTTTCTTAATCATATCTTCTATGTATTTTGCTTTCTTTTGTGGGTCACTATCACCTAATGCAACTACATATACACTTCCTAATCCGATATCTTTTAAATATTCTTTAACTGGTTTATATGCGGCTCTTGCTGTTAATATAGTTACCTTGCGTTGTCCTTCACCTTCTACAAATCTTTTTAATAATTTAGTGTAACCAACAATCATTTCTGGTTTGTTCACTTTTTCAAAATCTTTGTAATCAAACTCATCACCTGCCTTTTTTACATATACTGCATATTGACCAGGAGTTAATTTAGATTTTTTGCCGTCTTTGTGTGTAACATGTATAAACGATTTAGTTTTGACAAGTGTATCATCAAAATCAAATATTCTTAATTTCTTATCTTCGTTTAATAAATCTTTTAATAAAATCATTATCCGTTTAATTGTTGCTTTTTAGTTTTTGGTAGTGCCTTTTCTAACTTATCATTTTCTTTAGTAAGAAATTCAACTTTTACAGATAGAGCTGCTACTTCTTTAGTAAGAGCCAATACCATATTTCTAAGGTCATCTTTTTCTTTTGAGGAAGCTTCTAATAGAGCTTCTAATTTAGAGATACGGTCTTTACAATCGTGTCTGATAAACTCATCATCTCTTTCTTTATTTAGTGCTCTCTTTTCGTAGTATCTCCAAGCACCTGTTCCACCTAGTACGGTTATTGCCGTAATTAAAACTGAATATATATTTTCCATAAATATAAATATTAGATTGTTCTATATAACGGATGTTTTAATATATTTTGATATACCGATTCCGCTACAATTTCATGTGCTTTAAAATTAGGATGTTCATCATCTGTAATGTTAATATCATCACAAATTCTTAATTTAGTATTTTTAACAAAATTAAAAATATTAGAATATCTTATTTCATTATGATTGATAATTACAAATGAATTTTTAGGAAAACTTAAAAGTGAACTATCATATGAATCATAATATGATAATATTTGTAAAATTATTCCTTTACTTGTAAGATAATGATTTAATTCAGTTAATTTATCAATAAAATACCTAGTGTGATTTATTTTCCATTGACATTGATCATATGTGTATAATTCTATATCTTTATCTAATTTTTCGGTAAAATCGGTTTTATCTATACTATCATCTAATGTAGATAATAATTTATTTTTTGAATCAATAAATGTATTATAATTTGTAATATCTAAATAATAGATAACATCATTGTATATAAAAAAATCTCTTTCTGGATTTATTAATTGAAACAAAACAATTTTTACATTTGAATTAGTTTCTAATAAAGTTTTAATTTCTGCTATTGAATCTAAAAATGAATTATAATAACCGGATGTACCTACTATACTACTTTCTCCATCAAATTTTTTAGCCAATAATGAACTATACGAATTTTTAATATTAGTTTCGTTATCAATTGGTTCTAAATCAAAAAATGTAAGTTCTTTATTATTTTTAAATCGTTCGTAAAAATGTAATCCTGAACCAAATGTGAATGAGGTTCCTGCTGCAATTACCTTAACCATAACCTTATTTTAATGTCAATAAGTATTTTGTTTTATTTAAGTTTCCGATAATTTCATCTCTTAAATTTAACAAATCAGTATCTTCTTTTGGTAGTACTTCACCTAATTTAATGGATTCTTCAATATACTTATCTATTGTTGTAATAATTTCTTTATCATTTAAATTTACGAATGTGTGAGTTATACCACTAGAATCTGGTCTACCATATTTACCCATTGCTGTTTCGGTAAATTCATCTAATTGAGTTGATATAAAATCATACAATTCACCTAATGCCTGATGTTTAGAATATATTTTAGTTTGCCAATGCCATATTTTAACTTGTGATTGAAACTGCATTAAATTAAAAATGTATACTTCTAATTCTTTATTTTCCATTAGATTTATTGTTAGGGTCGTTAGTTACGAAATTGTCTTTATTATTTGCATCACCTTCTACTTCATGATAGTTTTGTGCTACCTGATTTAGAAAACTATTTGCTTGTGAGATATGGTCTTGTATCCATCCTGGAATATCTTTTTCATTTATTCCAATCTTTCCCATTATTTCTTGTGAGTTTCTTGCTATAGCCTGTAATGCATTTCTTGCCATAGATACTTCATGATCTCCTTCACCACCTTCATCTACAAAATCACTTACTTCTTTTACATTTTGTTTTTTAACTTCATTGTAATAGAATTCTTTTATGCTGTTGTATACTTGCTCATCTCTATTCTCACCCATTCTCCAACCACCACCTTTCTTTTCATACATCTTAACTCTTTCTGCCATCCCTCTGCCTTCACATACTTTACCGGTTGCTTTCCACAAAATTTCATTTGTAGGTTTTGGTAATTTACTTTCCACTCTTGCTGGATTAACTACGATTGCAGATACTAAATCATCAGTTTCACTATCATAACTAGATTCCACTACTTTGTTAGGTAATCCTTTATGTTTTGTGGATGCAAAATCTTTTGCTGATTTCTTACTCATATCTTTAGCTACTTTTGCTACTTCTGGACTAGATGGTTCTTCACCTTTTTGTGCGGCGTGAACCATTCCCATAAATTTTTGTTGTGCTTTACTTACTGCTGGCATATTATTTTTCCTCTAATATATAAATATAAGATTAATTTACTTTAATTAAATCGTTTTGATATTCTATTAATGATTTTATATACAAATTAAAAATATCGTATTTCATACTACCCACTTCTCCACTTTGTTTTAAAATATGTGGTAATTGAAATAAAAATCCTATATTTTCATTAGTTAGTTGCTCTGCATTTAATGTAACAAAAATATCATTGGTAAGTTCATCATTAATATCTTTTAATTTACTAACACCTTCAACTTTACCTAAATTGTTAGTGTATATTGTTGTAAAGTATGGTTCTAAAAATATAACTAAATCCATTGATGCGTTATTAATGATTAAACCAATATTATATTTAGGTGCTACAATTGGATATTGAAATTCATTATATAATGGAGTAGTTCCCCATTTACGAATAAACTTCTTTGTATTTTCTGCTGCTAATGCATTCCAACTTTCCGATTTTGTTTGTAAGTTTTCAGTTGAGATCGCGTGTTCAAATTGTCCACCTCTACATGTCAAATGATATACCATTGAGTTCCATGGTTGAACGAAATCAAATCCATTTAATAAAAAACGATTGAATAGGTCTCTATCTTCACTATGTGAGTTTAGGGTTTCATCATGTCCACCAACTTCCCAATAATCTTTTGTGTGAATTAACCAAGGTGCAAATACACCTTTTGTAATTTTATCATTATCCAAATTGTTTTCTACAAATTGATTGAATTGTTCTTTCTTAAATCCATCGGTAAAATCTTCCTCTGGCCATAATCCAAAGTTATCTACTATCTTTGCCGGATCGGCTGGATGTAAAGGTGGTTCTATACGAGTAGCTGATACTATCGTACCTTGCTTCCATTGTTTATATAAATACAAATCCACATCTTTACCTGCTATCATATCAGCATGGTATATAATGATAAAATCCGTTGTTGCTTTTTTTGCAATATCATTGTAGATAGCTGCTATTCCACTAACACCATTAGATACCAGTATGTTGATATCACCATTTTGGTTTTGTTCTTTTACCCACTCTTCTAATTCAATATCTTCACCATCAATTCCAATATGGATTATGTGATCTTTACGATAACAATTTTCTCTAATATATTTAACAGCATGTTTTACATAACGAAAGTTATTCTTACTTGCTATTGCAAATGTTATTTGTGGTATTACTTCTATGGTTTGCATATTATCATTAAATTTTTTGCATCACTTGTTGTATATTTAATTCCATTTAATTTTTTTTCCATCTCACCGAATAGTGGACTACCACTACCCTGTTCAATATCTTCTATTACATAATATCCACCTGATTTTACTCTATTATATAAATTATCAAATGTATTTAATTGTGCTTCATACCAATGCCACCCATCATCAATTATAATATCAAATTGCATATCTTCTAATGTAACATCACATTCGAATTTTTTTGTTGAATCAAATAAAAATGTTTTAATTCTATCTTCAGAAAATTGTGTATCGAATTGAATATCTCCACCATAAATGCTAGCGTTTGTAAAATATTCTTGCCAACTCCTTAAACTTGCACCAGGTTTGTAGTTTTGTATTCTAGTGTTTGCCATACTACTTGGTGCATGTTGTATAATTGTACCAATTCCAATTTCTAATAACTCAATCTTTTGTTCTCTAATACTCTCAAAAATTTCTACATAATATGGTGTATATCCACTTAAATTTTTATCACTACCATACCAATCAATAATTTCATTTAATTTTTTCATTTTATTCTCCTTTATCAGTTACATGTCTATTCCATCCAATGTGTTTACAATATCCTTCGGTGAATATCATAGCGAAATAATCTTGTTCATAATAATATTTACTTAATTCTAATTCTCTACCAATTTTTGCATATCCATCCCAATCTTTCATTTTCTTTAAAGATGGATTGAATGTAAATCCGTGCCAATGTCCATCAAATCCCCACACCAATCGTCTAACACCTCTACCATTTATATCATAGGTAGGGTCAATAGTTGGATGTGGTGTATCGTTAGGGTCTCTTGTCCATACACATATAATTTTCTCATCTAAATCAATTACATCTAAACATGCTTCTATAAATCCTTCTTTGTAAAATTCCCAATCTTCTTCCATATGAAAAACATATGGAGTACCTACATACCCATACATTTTATCAATACTTGCAACTTGTCCTAAATTTATTTTATTGTACCAAAAATTTACAGATGGGAATTTCTCTTTTAAATGGTCATTACACCCAACCACACCACTATCATCTATTACATTGATTGACTCACATTGATAGGTGTTATATGTATGAAAACTATCTAATGTTTTCTCTAATAAATCTGGTCTATTACAACTTGTACAAACTACTGTAACTTCTTTATAATTGCTCATAGAAATTATTTTGCCTTTCTTGTCTTTCTATTTCTTTAATGTGTTTGATACAATACATTTCATCTTGTGGGAATATAGTATAACTTTCGAATCCTTGTAATTGTTCATGTACTTTTCCTGCCCAAAAAATAGATTGTTTATTTTTATATAATCTACCTTGTACATCTGGAAAATTTACCCAACCTTTATCATTAACTTGCCATTTCCATTTTTGGATATGTGCTTCAGTTAAACCATTTACAATATTAATTCTTGGAATAAAGAACATATCAATACTATCATTACCATTAAGTATCGTACCTAAATTACTAATTAATTGTTCTTCTAATAGTTCATCTGCATCTAATTGAAATATCCATTCACCTTGACAATTTTGGTTTAGATGTTGTTTATATGTTCCAAAATCACCATTTAATGGATATCCAACTAATCTATCTATTTTCTTATCATACACTAAATCATTTAGGTATTCTAAAACTTCAACCGTAACTTTTTGGTTATCGTATTGAACTACAATTTCATCTGTATTTTGTTTATTTTGTATTAATAACGGAAGTAATTGTTGTATTTCCTTTATTTCATCTGCGACCGTAACTGCGTAACTTATTTTCATAATTAATCTTTTTCTTCATTAAAGTTTTTTAAACCAATTCTACTTTTTAATTTAGATACATTCAAATATAATTCTTTAATGTTTTTTAAATTCATCCGTTTGTATGTTCTGTATGTATCGTATTTTTCTAAATCTTTATTTCTTGTAACTTTTTTTGTATAAAAAGCTCTACCTGTTTTATCTATTATAATTGGTTTAGCTCCCCTACTATATTTTAATTTTTGTTTTACTTTAACATCTTCCGTATATTTTTCAATTTCTAAAATTAACTCTTTAGTATAAACTTCATTTTGAATATCTTCATATAATTTTAAAAATCGTCTAAATGGTAGATTATTTAATTTTATACAATGTACTAATAATTTTCTCGGATCTTTTCCTATCACTAAAATAATAGGAGTCTTTGCTTCAGTATAGGTTTTTGCTTTACCGGTATCCTCATATTTGTAATTATATATTCTATAAAAACCACCTATCTTAACATCATTATATGATATATTAACTTCTTTGTAAAAGTATGGTTTATAATAAAAAAAACTACTAGTCATCTACTTTCTTAAGTGTTGGTAAATTTAATGGTATAAATTGCTTTATTGTTGGAACTTTTTCGTTTAATATTGTATCAAATAATTTAGTCATTTTTTCTAAGCTAAAGTTTTCGTTATTATGCTTACCCAATTTTTTAGATTCAACTTTATACTTATCGTAGTTCTTATAAATATCTTTTAATTTATTAATTGCGTTAGAATAATTCACATAAAACCATTTACTACCCTGAAGTAAGAATTGATTTTGTGCTGATGGATGTACTTCTTTTAATTCTCCATCCAATAATACCGCACCTTCTTTTAAGAAATCCAATTGACCACTCCAATTAGATGCAATCACCGGCTTACCCGTCAAACTAAATTCTAAAAGTGGTCTACCAAATCCTTCACCATGTGTAAACGATACCATTGCTTTTACTTTTGGATGTTCGTATAAACCATGCATTTCATCTTCGGTAAATTCACCATGTAGTAAATAGATAGGAGGACAATCTTTACCAAACTCTTGTGTAAGTTCTTCGATTCTACCTGCCATAGCTTCTCTATCTCTAACCCCAAATCCTGCGGATGATGTTTTAAGAACCAATGCCGGTGCTTTTTTATCACCTCTAAATGCGTGGCAAAAAGATTTAATTGTCATACCTATATCTTTTCTATCATGTCCTAAATCTCCTGCTAACCAATGACCTGTAATTAAGAATGCAAAATCCTCTTTAATATTATCTAATTCACCAATGTAGGGAACTGCATCGGCACCAAATGTTTCGTTGTTAAATCCTTCAAATAAAACTTCAATTGGTTTTGTAATTTTAAAGTTATTAATTACCTGTCCTGTTCTGTTATCTTTTTCTTGATAAGCTGTTTTAAGTAACACATCTTTTGTAAATTCAGATGGTACAATAATCAAATCCATTCTATTACAACCATGTATAAAATCAATAGGTGCAACTGTCGTTTCTACTCCTGCTGTGATTCCAATGTTATATGTTCCTTTTGGTTGAAACTCATTTGCCACCGTAACTTGTATAAACACATCCGGTGCTCTTTCAATTGGTAATCCTATTCTACTTATAATTTCTTTATCAGATTCTTTATTACCATCTAAACCTGTCATTGGTGTAGACCCCCATCTCGTTGATACAATCTTTATATCATACTTATCCAACTTTATCAAACTTCTAACTAAATCTCTAGCGTGGTCACCATATCCACTTCTTGTTGCTACCGGTGCTTGAAATACTAATAATGGTTTTTTAATTTCTGCCATAACTTATTTTATTTTGAATAATTCATATTTTTTTCTAGGTTTCCAATTTTTGAATGCAGTGTTCATTCCATTAATTAGAGTTTGACACATATTCTTAACACTCAATCCACCCACACCTAAAGCAAAATCTCTACCTAATAAACCTTTTTCTTTTCTTTTCTCTATACCCATATCATACCAATACTTAATTGAATCTGCTACTTCAACATAATCAATATGGTCTTCAAATATATAAGGTGTAGGAACTGAACCTGTAAATGAACGGGATGTAGGCCATACTGGAGTTACCCAATCTCCCCACTTCAATTTATCTTTCCACAATCTCCAATCATGTAGTGAACCCCATTTTACATAATCCGATGGTCTTGTGTAATCCCAATTTCCACCCACTTCATCATTTTGGAATAAGAAACCACATTGGTCTTGCATACCACCTGTTACGTTTACAATAATAGGTGTACCTGCCATAATTGATTCAGCTGTTGCTAAACCAAATCCTTCATTTGATGCAACATTAAGTGTTACATCAGCTATGTTATAAAGGTAGTTTAATTGTTCTTCATTCCATCTACCAGTATCAAATAATACATTACATTCCGATGCGTTATCTAATACCACTTTAGGTAAATCAGTACCATTTTCATCTACTGGCTGTGTGTGCATTAATAATACACATTTATCTGCTTTTTCTTTTGGTAATTTAGAAATAAATTCTTTGAATGCGTAAATAACTTCAATTGGTTGTTTTCTACGAATATTTCTATTACTCCAATACAATACAAAATCGTAATCTTTACCACCTAAAACTTGTTTACGAAAATCTGCTGGTACTTCTGTTGGTTTATAATCATCTGGATTAATACCATGTGGTACATAACTTACTTGCCAATCAGCAGGTTGTTTCCATCTATCCTTTGTAGTTAAACTCCAAACTCTATTTGTAATACCAAATGTTTGTTTAGATATTGTACCAATCCAATCACAACTTTCGTAATAATCTCTATTGTATTTTGGGTCTGGCATATCATCCCAAATGTGGTAGAAAAATATTGGTGTAGTTTGTCTGATTTCATGTTCGATATCATATAACCAAATCCAATATCTCGGATCTGTAAAGTGTAAGATAGCGTCTGGATTTTCCAAATTCATTACTTCTCTTAACTTTTCAGGAGTACCATAACCACTAGATGGATATATTTTTAAATACGCATCTTCAATTCCTGTTCTACTACGAACATCATCACATAAATCTAAAATTTTTCCTTCTTCAGGATGTTTAACTGCTGCACCAATTTGTACCCAATCGTATTCATTTAACGAACCCATTACTAATTGTTTGCTCATATTTGCAATACCACTAGTCATTCTTAAATCATCTGCTAACAATAAGATTTTCTTTTTTGCCATAACTTATTTTTGTTTCTTAAAATTGTGAACCACTTACTTGTAACTCTGAATATTTTGTTAATCTATCTCTATAATCCAAATCATTCATATAGAGGTCTAAACTTCTATTAACCAATTTTTGTAACGTAATTCCATCAGTAATTGTAAATACTTTGAAATCTTTGTATAAACCGGTCAATATTTTTACAGATGTTAATTGTGTCTTTTCTGCCATAATATTTCCTTTTAATTTTATATATGTATATAAATATATAATTATTGAAATAAAGAACACAATTTTCTATCCTTAAATTCACACCATCTACAATTCTTATTTTTTTCACCTGGATTTGGTGTATAATCTCCATCTAATTTGTAACTACCATCTTCGTTGAATACTGAATTTACAAACTGCATAAATTCTTTATAGCCTTTCAATGTAGTATTAGTTCCATGTGCCGGTATAAATGCTGATATATGTGGAATAGGATATTCAAAATCTTTATTTACCTTTCGTTTGATGATATGATATTCAACTTTGATTTTTTCTATATCAATGCCATACTGAATAGATAGAAAGTATTTGTAAAGTAATAATTGGTTGATTTTGGTTTTATCTTTTTTCATATCCTTTGTCCAACCCCTACCACTAGTCTTAAAATCTATAATATAGTATTCACCACTTTCTTTATGTTTCAAAAGAACGTCAATGAATCCCATATAATTTACATTTTCAGCTACCTTTAGATTAAGCACTTTTTCTACTCCTACCAATTCCCATCCTTTCTTTGAAAACAATCTATCACTATGTTTTTCAAACCAGTTTAATATCTCAATACCATCCCCATAGAACTCCTCTAATTCCTCTTTAGTACAAACTACCTCACCATCACTAAACTTCTCTTGTTCCTTCTTAAAATTGGATTTAAGAGCCTCTAATAACATACCTTTAAGGTCTAATTGATTAGCCTGTTTTTTACTTACTCCGTAAAAGACAGTAAGATAGTGTTGTAAAACTTCGTGCATAGCTGTTCCAAATACCATATTGATATTTGATTTAGATTCACTTAGTTTATCTATGTATGCTAACTTGTATTGTTGTGGACAATTTGCCCACATTGTGTATTGTGAATAACTTACTTTTGCCATATACTCTAATATACGACAATTCCCTTAATTTACCAAAAAATCTATAACATTAGTCTAGAACCCACCAAAAACATATGTAATAATGGTGTATTTGGTTGTGTAGAACCATTGAATTTGTAGTTAAAACTGAATCCGAATCTTTTACTCAATTTATAGTCAAAAGATGAACCCATTAAGAATCCCGCATGTCTATTTACCGTAGTACCACCTGTTGATGAATTATAGGATAACGGAGATGACATTATGAATACTTGTGGTGATATTGTAAGTTTCTTTGAATACTGATAAGGTTTAGTCCAAAATGCAACAGCTGATGTTATGATAGAATAATCAAATTTATTCTCTGCATTTTTTAAGAATAGATTTACCATACCCACATTATAACCATATGTTCCGTATTTAGGATGTGGTTTAATCCATGTATATCCTAACAATCCCATATAGTTTCCATCCAAATATGCACCAGTTACTCCGTAAGAGTGTATTGCATCCAATTTACCCTCATTAAATTCCATTTTAGTATAACCACCACCCAATGCAAATTGTTTCAAATTAGACCATATCATTGCGTTTGCAGAGAACATCTCATCACCCGCCATACTTGCTCTACTCCAACCCAATCCTAATATAGAACCAAACTTTCTATCTGCACTTTCTACAACTGAGTAATCCGATGATACTAACATTGGATTTAAGTTACCACTTTTTTTCTTTTCTTCTTTTTTCTTTTCCTCCTTCTTTTCTTCCTTTTTTTCCTCTTTCTTTTCTTCTTTTTTCTCTTCAGATTTTTTCTCTTCTTTCTTTTCTTCACTCTTACTTTCCGATTTTTTCTCTTCACTTTTACTTTCTGATTTCGATTCACTCTTTGTTTCCGATTTAGTTTCAGTCTTACTTTCGGATGAAGATGAACTACTGCTAGATGAACTCTCTCCCGATGAAGATGAACTGCCCGAACTTTGTGACGAAGATGATGAAGAACTACCCCCACTTTGTGTAGAACCACCACTTGCAGGTGGAGGATTTGATGAACTACTACTTGCCGGAGGTGGTGCCGATGCCGTTGGTGCCGGTGGTGGAGGTGCCGATGCCGCCGGAGGTGGTGGTGGTGGCGGTACATTTATAGTAGGTGGTTTTGCAGCGGTAGATGCTGCACTACTTGCTGCGGCAGATGCTGCATTACTTGCTGCACTACTTGCCGCGTTTGATGCCGTTTGTGCTACCGCATTAGTTACCGTTTGTTGAACTACTACATTTGTAGGACATGCTGCAGTTGAATATCTAAGATAGACTTGATTTATCCAAAGTTGTAATTGTCCTGTTTGAACTTCTAATGGTGTGAATGTTCTTACCTCATTGTAAAAAGAAACTGTTGCACTACCATTTATCATTGTTGTAGTTGCAACCTTTCTCTCACCGGTACACTTATCTATAAATGATTGGGTATAAGTTTGTCCTTCGGCTTTAAATACCGTTAGGGATATAACAATTATTAGTAATGTTGATATCCATTTTTTCATTATCTTTTTACTCTAGGTACTCTAGGTGGTAAAGTTCTTTGTGGAGTATTAGGCCTAACCCATCTATTTGGTTGTACTATTGGTCTACGTGGAATTACAATAGGTCTTTGTCTTTGTATAATGATTGGATTGTAATAAGGAACACCCCATCCGTAATTAAAAAAGAATGGTGATGGAACATACAAATCATCATATACAACTCTTTGTTTTTTTACAACTGAATCTTTTTGGTCAACATACACATATCTTACAGGTGTGCAACTAAATAATCCCAGTAATAATACTAATAATAACTTTCTCATTATTTTAAGTTTTGTAAAATTGCCAAATTCTTTTTAATTTGTTCTGCTGTCTTAATTCCAGATTTAACACTTCTCATTGCTCTTTTCTTTTTAGGTTTTGTTCCCATTTTGTAAATTTTTATTTTGTAAATATTCCTTTTTTAATCATCCTATCTAATATTCTTGCACAAGCGATATCTAATGCTTTCTTTGTTGCAATAGAAATAGTTGATTGATTGAATTTGATTGGGTCTATCGTTGCATCTGATAATAGTGTTAATTGTCTATTGGTAGTTGCTTCTCCTAATCCACTTGCACCAAATACCACTCCTGTTTCTGCATTTGTAAATCTAACTTGTAAACCTATTCTTGTCACCATATTATCTTTGATACCATCTTTTAAGTTTATAGTCTCATCTTCTGATACTGAATAATCATAACATTCAATTGTTACAAAGTATTCTGCTAAACTAATCTTTCCTCTACCATCTAATTTGTTTTCGGAAATTCCAGCTGCTGATGCTTGGAATTGTTTAACCATTCTATTCTTAATTTCCGTTTTATCTTCGGTGAATTTGAAACGATTAAGGTTTTCTAAATATTCCATTGAGATATTTGCAACACCCAATCCTACTCTCTTTTCTTTTAATTCAGGATACATTTCATACATCTCATCAGATATACCTGCCTTTAAAATTTGAATAGGAATTTGAGGACCATCGTAATCTAAGAATTGAGAAATATCAATCTTTGTTTCAAACGATGCTTTAAATTGTTCTGTCTTAGTGCTTCCTATTGTTTGAGCAACACCCACAACACTGCTTAACAAAAAGAAACTTAATAATACGCTTAATTTTTTCATACATGATTACTTTTCATATAAATATACCTTTCCGGTATTATCTATACAAATAGCACTCATATTTTCTACCCAATCTCCACTATTGAGATATCGTTTACCATTAATCATTCTATCCGCGGGTTGGTGAATGTGGCCACAAATCACCCCATTACACCCTTTTTTAGTAGCCATACTCAATGCGGTAACTTCAAAATCGTTTACATAGTTTGTTGCTACTTTAACACTACCCTTAATCTTTTGTGATATTGAAATGTAAGGTAGTTTTCTCCATTTACGATATGTGTTATAAATTCTATTTAACCAAAGTGCAAAATCATATCCTACTGAACCTATCTTTGATAACCATTTATATTTTGTTATAAAAACATCAATAACATCTCCGTGGAAAATATAGTAACTCTCCATAGTATTATCGATATCCAACTTATAATCTTCTCTAATTTCAATTGCTCCCAAATGTGTTCCGATGAACTCTTGTATAAATTCGTCATGATTACCTCTTATCCAAATGATTCTGGTTTTGTTTGATAATTGTAATAATTTTGAAATAACCTTTGTATGTGGTTTTTTCCATTTTGTTCCTCTATTCAAAGCCCACCCATCTATGATATCACCATTAAGGATTAGTAGTTCGGTTGGGTGTGCTTCTATAAATTCTATAAACTCCTCAGCTTTAGAATCTTTAGTTCCCAAATGTAAATCAGATACGATTATCGTTTGATATCTCATATCCAATAATTTTGATGATTTTTGAAAAATTCTGTATTGTTTCGGTTGATGTAGCATTTAATACTTAATATAAACATATAAAAAAATCCTTTATTCTTAAATCTTCTTGCAGATGTCCATACACCTTTTGTTTTGTGTATTTTCATTACTTCTGCTCTTTGAGAAACCCAATAATCTTCTGCGAATAAATGAGTTTCATCGTATCCACCGGTTTTCCAATATGCTTCAGTTTTCCATAATTGAAATCCACCTACTGCAAAAGGAGTTCTTAACCAATTACTCATTCTTTGCTGGATATCAAATAATCGAAATATCCAATTGAATCCCTTTTCGGTTTGAAATGGTACCGTCACTAAATCAGTATTGTATGCTAAACATTCACCTAATATGAATTTATCTTGCAACATTATGTCTGCATCCAAAAATAAAATGTAAGGTGTAGTTACTAATTTACTACCATCTAATCTTGCTTTAGCTGGAAAACCACCTTGTATAATTTCTATATCCAATGAGTATTTAAAATCTCTTTGAACATAATATAAAAAATCTAAACTATCACCCTCATCGGAAGTATCTGCAATAATAACTTTAAGTCCTGCGGAACCCATTTGCTTTGCAATAAATCCAATACACTCATATATGTTATCTCTTTCATTTTTACAAGGTATTACTATTGTTAATAAGTTATCCATACGCATAAATAAAAAAACCCCCACATAAAGTGAGGGTTTCAATGTTAATAAATTATTAACCTAATTCCTCTTCGGCTCCGGCTTCTAATTTGTTCTTATCATGTTCCGCTTTTCTATTGATGTACTTATCAACTGAAGCGATACCAAATGAACCCAAAGTGATTACTAAAAATCCGTTAAAAATATACTCGTTGATTAATAATTCTTTACCCATCCAACCTGTTACCAAGTCTACGAATAGAGCGATTACCATCATACCGAATGATATGAAACCAACTACTGATTTTTCGTTGATATCGTTGTTGTCTTTAAATAATTCTTTCCAAAATCCCATAATTTACTCCTTTTAATTGTTATTAAGGTGTAACCTCTATTTATCCTGCCATTTCAGCATCTTCATCTTTAATCTTTCCACACTTCAAACATTCTTCATCACCATCTCCATCCACATCACCCCAAATATGTTCACATTGTCTATGTGCAAAATATACATCAATCTTACCATCACCATCAAAATCAATACCATCCATTACACCATCACCATCTTCGTCTACCTCTACGCCTGTTCTTGGTTGTGGTTTGAAAGGGGTTTCGATATGTTGTGGATTATTTGGTTCCGATTTTACATCTACTTTGTTTGCTTCGATTAAATTGATTTCATGTGCGTTTTTTGCAGCTTGTACAAATGCATCTGGAATCAATGGAGTATTGTTTGGTGGAGTTACAGGCATATCAGCAGTATTGCTCATTGATGTGCCATCTTCCTCATCCATCTTTTGTACTAACATCTTATCCTTATCAGTATCACTAAACCAATAGTCAATGATTTTACCATAAGAACCAATAAATGCTCCTAACAATAAAAGTAAAAGTTCTTTCCATTCTCCTGCTATTTCGGATTTAGAAAATATAGCGAAGAACATTCCTCCTATAATAAACATAAATCCACCCAATACCAACGCAGTGATATACCATCTGCGTTTCATCATATTACTCAATAGGTCTTTAAAACCACTCGGTTGCTCTGCCATTTTATATAAATTTTTAATATGTTAAATTACCACTTAGGTGCTTCTTCCTTAAACTCATCACCTTCTTTCTTTTTAGGTTTTGGAGCTGGTTTTTCTTTTTCAACTACTCTTTCTCTTTCGATAACTTTAGTTGTTCCACCTGCAGATTGTTGGTTAGAATTTGTAATGTTGATTACAGGAGCTGCTTGTTGAACTGGAGCTTCTTTTTCGTCACCACCTGTTAATTTTGTTGTAAACCAACCGCCCACACCTAATGTGATTGTTGATACTAAACCGATAAGTATATTCTTAATTGAACCACCGGTTGATTCTGATTTTTCTACTTCTTCTGACATAAATTTTTGTTTTTTATAATTTGTTAAAATCTGTTATTCCTAATTGTTTACCACTCATATCGTATATTCCAATTCTATAAGCAGATGATGGTAGTGCATTTGTATATACTTTTAATACATTGTCACCAACATTAACATCACTTGTAGATTTTGATACAACTTTGTTTGCAATATCAAATATTCTAATAGTCACAGTTTGTGCTACATCACTTTTCACATTCATTGCAACTTCCGAAGTTACGAATGCAGTTTGTAATTTAATACCTACTGAATTTGATATTTTTAATTCCGTTGGTAATTCTTGTGCAATTGGTGCAGGTAAGTCAATCTTTCTACAACTCAATGCCAAAAGGGTTACCAAAAATCCTAATCCTAAAAGTTTATCAATTTTTCTCATTTTATTTTACTACTATTATTGTTTTACCTAATTTATTTTTAGTAACATCTTCCAATAACAGATATAAATATTTACTTTCTAGTCCTTTAGTGTATATTTTCTTTTTATTTTGTCCAATTTGTCCATTAAATCTTTCTCTTGTCAAAACTTGTTTAGTTACACTATCACCAATTGTTAATGTATATACCCCAGTTTGAGTTAATTCAAATTGTATTTCTTGTCCATTTGTTACACTACTTTCTTTAACACTAAATATGTTTGGAACAGGTTGTGGTATTGGTGGAACTTGTGTTTTTCTACATGCTACCAATGATAAAATTAATATGAATAATATCTTTTTCATTAAAATTGAAAGTTTGTTCCTATCATAAATAGGATTGGGTTACTCTTTTTATATCCAACTGACTCACTTAATTTATCCCAAGTTGTGTTATATCTGATATTAGTGTTTAATACAAATCTTTTAGTTATTTTCCAATCCATAGACACACCATAATATAAGTCCAAATTGAAATCATCCACATATGCCAAATCCGATTCAGTACCATCTTTGAATACTTTATATACATCACTCATTGCGAATACTTGTGGTGAAATATCTACCCTTTTTGTTTTCAATGTATAAGTGTACATCACCATACCTCTATAAGTAAGTTCAGATGATGCCGGCATCATTGGATATATTAAATCTTTAAAATCACCATTTTCATCTACCGTATATTTTCCTTCCCATTCACCTTGATAAGTTCCCCAAAATGATTTTGATACTGTTAAACTATAACCGAATGTTCCATACTTTTTTGTTCTAAACACATCTATAAAAGATAGGTTAATATCTTTTTGGAAATCAAAGTCCGTAGAATAAAATGTTTGTATTGTTGTTGTTCTTTTTTCTGTATTTCTACTAAGTCCATATCCCACACCATAATAGTTCCATATAGGATTTATTGATGCTGCAAATGAATGTCCCCATTGTCCATTTAAAGATGATTTATGGTATCCAAAATTAAGAGTAGTTGATACTTGTCTACCAATTACACCAATTGAAAGATTTGATGATGAAAGTACATCTTTTGAAAAATTAACATATGATTGTAATATACCCACATCGTTCCAATCATCACTTTCTCCAAATAGTTCCTTTGCAGATAGTTGTAATGTATCAGGTTTTTGGATTTGTGAGTTTGCAACAAACCCAATTAAAACTAACGATATGATTAATAATAGTTTTTTCATTTATATAATAAATCTAATATTTTACTTTTGAATTCTCTGTAAAAAACTGATTCGATACTCCATCTCATAAGTTCGTCTTTTCTTTTTCTATATCTTTCGTCAAATATCCATTTTTCAGTCTCAATATCATCTATTAGGTAAGTCACTTCCATCTCTACTTCTTCTTCTTCTCTTCTAAATTGATTATACCAACTACTAGGAACTTGAATAAAACACTTAACATTTACAATTTTATATTTACCTGTGTGTGATATAAAATTCTTCATTTCATTATAATCAAACGATACATTCATAATTTTTAGTTTTTTATTTCATTATTATTTTTAATGTTTTCCCACTTTTGTTAACTGCATCCATAAATCCAACCGAAACCAATCCCAATATATTATCCAATTTTGTTTTAGTTGTAAATGTAATTTTATATTCCGTTGTGTTATTCAAAACACCACCATCGGTAATCAATGAACCAAAATTCACATAATCACTTTTGTCCGTTCCGTAATTGGTTGGTGAACCTATTGTTTTATAAGATACACTACCAAACTTTAACAAACTATTATCATAATTTAAATGTAATTGAGTTCCTACTAATTCTTGTTGTAGTGGGTCTATTGTAATATATGCATAAACACTATCACCTATTATTTCAGTTATGATTGATGCGTTGATTTCGTTTGATATTGGTGAACTCATTGTTTTAACACTCATACTACTTCTAACCGAATTGCTTGCGGTTGTATTAACCACAGGTATTGCTGAATGTGAAAGATTTACATCACCTCTCCAACTTACACTAACATTATATGTGTTATTAAGTGTTCCGGTATTTAAACTGAATGGATATAAACTTCTCGTTGAATTGAATTGTGTATTCCAATTTGATTTTGTAATACCATCATATTCCGATTTACCATATAGTTTCATCAAATATGTTAGGGTTGAATATTGTGTAAGTGATTCTACACCCGTTAAATGTTGCAGTAATTTATATGTATCTGCTTCATTAAATAAACCATCACCATTTACATCGGCGTTCATATATTGAATACCATATCCAAACTCATTACCAGTTTCATTACCAAACAACCCACCATTTGATAATTCTTTAAATGCCAAATATACATCTGCAACACTAACTATACTACTATACAAAGTATTTAATTCAGTTTGATTGGTATATGATAAATCAATTCCGTGTTGTGCCAAAGATGTATTATCACCAAATGTAAAAGTTGATGCCAATTTTAATGCATAATAACCACCACCATTTCTTAAATTTGATTGATATGTTGAATTTGCATAATTAAATTGAGTATCAGTATAAATGTAATATTCATTCCACCAAACATCACCACTTCCAGTTGAATTTGGTATTACTGGTCCGTTGTATAAATCAAAAAGTTTTAAGTTTTTTACATCATTCCATACCGGAGCGTTTTGTGTGTATTCCCATAATCTACTATCTAAACCAACTCTATATCTTTTATTGGTTGCATCGTATTCGTATATAACACAAAATTCAATTTCACCAGGTGTTAAGTTTACATATTTAGTTCCTGTTGGGTATTTGGTAGTATCTAAATCATTTGTAATATCTGCTTTACCTAATCCACTTAATGTTCTTGATGCGTTGGTTGTTACATCCCATATATTATTTTTATATGTGTTTGCTTTTGCTGAAAATTTAGTTTCATCCACATTACTACCAAAGTCAAAATTGAATCGTGCAGTTAGGACTTCTCCGTTTGAGTGAGTTACTGAATTAGTATAAAACTCTGTAAATGTTGCATCATCTGGATTAGTCCAAGTTCCAAATTCAATTACATAAGCACAACTAAACCCATTTGGTAAATCATTCCATTGAGAACCACCACCCCATTTAGTTACTGCATAATCTTCGTTACCACTATTGTTTGGTTCACCACCTGCCCAGTTATTGTATTGTCCTTGTATGTTTCCTGCAGTTTGCCCGTTTGATGTTTTGATTAGAGTTCCTTTTTCAGGACCGGCATCAATTTTCCATTGACCTTCCGTTTCTTCATCCGTTAGTGCAAACCAAATACTACTTTGTGGAACATTATTAAAAATAAACAAATCTTCATCTGCGGAAGTGATTGTTACTAAATATCCTTTTTGTCCTTTGAATGTTGTTGCTTCGGATAAAATTCTTGCGTTTGTATAAGTTGCTCCGGTTGATATTGGTCTATAAAAATGTCCGTTTACACCATTGTAGAAATATCCCGTTGGATTGATTGTTGCTGCCACAGATAATAAAACATTTCCTTTTATAGAACCTGTGTTTACTTTAAGTGATGCCAATGCGGTGTTAATATCTACCATTGTTCCCGTTACTACTAAACGAGTCTTATTACCACTTAAAGTAAATCCACTTGCGGCAGTTAAACCTGTTGTTGTGTTTAATACGAATGTTGTACCTGATGGTGGATTAACTAAACTGATTGATGCTAATAGTGTTGCAGTAGAACTAAATCCACTCAATACAAATCCACTTGCATCTTGTCCGGTAGTGGATGGTATAAACGATTTAGAGTCCGGAGCAGATACACTTTGTCCGAACCCTAAAAATGATGTTAATAAAAATAATATAACTAATAGATGTTTCATATTATGTGGTATAATCCCAATTTATGTCCGAGGGCCTCCATTTACCAAAATCTTCACATTTCCACACTTTTGTAGAATATCTAAAGTAAGGTATTTGAGTAATATCTGCAGTTCTACTTGGTTGGTGAAATCTTGTTCTATTATTTGGTTGTGCACATAGTTGACCATTTTCCAATTTAGATACATTATAACATTTATGTTCGTTTGGTGTTTCACTCCATCCACAATCTATTTCATTTGGGTCAGAATGTGATGTATCAATTGTAAATAGATAATCACCCTCTATTACCGAATGGTCTTTCATTGTGGTATAGGTTTTAACACCCCTTAGAACCCTTTTTTCGATAACTGATATGTTATATGATAGACAATCCCAAAGTTGTAAGAAGTCCAAAGGAAACACCCTATCTGTCGTTTCTAATGGTCTCCAACGGAATGCGTGGATAGGTAATTTGTCATATACTGCTCCAAATGCATCAATGTAAGTTTCAAATAACAATGCACGATTTGCAATTGATTTAACACTTACCCAATGTCCCGTTTCCCATTCACCATCACCCAAATAATTACCTTTCTCATCTTTTTGAAAATCGTATAAAAATTTCTTATCTACTAAGACTTCAATTGGTGGTATGTTGGCTACTAAATAACTCATATTATTCTATTGTCAAATCAACTTTCTTACCCAAACCATCAACTGCATCTGCTAATATAAAATAGAATAATCCTGCAGTATTTGTTAAAGTTTCTTTTGGTGTGAATACTAATCTATATGGTGTTCCTACTTTGATTCTTGCTGTCTTTAATTGGTCAATAGAACCAAATGTTAATCTACTACCATCACGAGTTGAGAAGTTTGTAATTGTACTTCCTGCATCAAATGAAACATTATCTAAAGTTAATTTACTTTCGTCATAATTCATAATAACTTGTAAACCCGCCAATCCTTCTTTTGTCAATGTTGCAGTTAATATAACTTTACCATTTTCCAAAGTAGAGTTAATACCCAATGTTGCCTTTTCAAATGTAGGTTGAGTATATGACATTGATTTTACTGAAAGTGATTGGAAGTTTCTATCGTTTATTGAGTTTGTAAAAGTACCTTGTGTAATTCTAGTTGCAATTGTGTCAGGATGTGATGAGTGTGACCAGTTTAAATCACCTGCCCATGCAAATACCGCATCAACGGTTTGTGATGGAGCCGTAACATATACTCTATTCTTAGTAACACCATCTAACCAACTTTGATTCAACAAACCACTATGCCATCTCCACGAAGTTGAAGTTGATGTTGGGATAAATGCATTTGTAGATACATCTTGTCCGATTACATATGCAAATAAGTTATATGAGTCAGCTTCGTTGAATGTCATATCGTTCTTTGTTACATTACCTATTTTTCTTTCCAAAACAGGTCTTGTAAAGAAGTTTGCAGTTCCAGTAATATCAGTTTGAGAGTGTCCTAAAAATGCTTTATATGCATCTGAAACTGTGATTACATTATTCATCCAAGTCTTTTGAGAAGCAGGCGATATAAATACACCAACACTATCACCAACTTTAACTCCTGATGTGAATATTACCTCACCACTTGCATCTAATGCAGCTTGTGTAATAGGTTGTTGTGACCAATCAATATCACCACTACCATCTGTTTTCAATCTCATCAATTGAACATTATGGTCACTAATTGCATATCCTTGTGGGAATAGAACTCTTACCTTAAATTGAGATGTGTTACCTGTTACATTTGATATAGATGAAAACCCACCACCGGTAATAGTACCAACATTTGCACCAGTTGTATCAGTACCAGTTGCTAAGTCTATTTTGAAAATGTTGTTATAAGTATTTTGGTCTTTTAAAATGTATTTTTGTGTTGCCAACAATCCAGTAATAGAACGGTCTGCTCTTTGAATTGTTAATTGACCAACATTCCAATCTGCATTTACTGCATAATTCCAAGGACTCAAACTATATTGTAAATTCAAAGCGTTATCATTTGCACCTACATTTGGAGTGAACTTATAATTAGCCCAACCTGTATAAAATGTTTGTGTTGATGCACCCTGATTAAATTCAGTTGAAAGGTAAGTCAATGCCTTATTGTTAAATTGGTATCTAAACCAAAGATAACGAGGATTAACAATAGTGTCTCCTTTTGTTAGATTATATCGAATCGTAATCGTATCACCAACTTTTAATCCAGTTGTTGGAGTTAATGATTGACTAATATTTAATTGTGCATTTGCTGTAAATGCTAATAGGGATAGTATTGTTACCCCTAAAATAATAAAGAATTTCTTCATTTTTATTTAACCTCTGATAATTTAGTGATTAGTTTATCACAACTTTTTTTAAGTGCATTACTTAAACTTGTTTGATTAAAACCACCACCTTCATCCACTATCAATGTACTCATTGAAATTTCTGATGAGGACTCTTCTACAATAACTACTTTATCTTTTTTACCAGGAGATTTCAATACTCCTCTTAATCGAATTACAACTTCTTCTTCATTTTTATGAAAAACAGATACATTCTTTTTTGTTGTAAGAACATCTAAAAATATAATTTGTACTAATAATTTATTAGTTGAAGTTGGAGATAGGTTATACTCTTTTTCTTGTAAGAATTCTTCTAATATATTTTTTACTCCGAACTCTAATTTTCTATTACCTGCTAATTTACCAATCTTAACTTCATTAGTAACACTTTCAACCCAAATGTGTTCATCTGCGTTATACCAAATATTACCTGGCATATTTTTAAACGAACCATTAAATTTATGATCGAACCAATTTCCAACTTGAGTAGGAATATCACTTCCAGTATAATGTAAACCAATCATTGTAAATTGGAATAGTAATGCAATTATTACCCATGCCAATCCAATGTATGCAAGAAATGATATAAATATATCATTCCAATTTTCTTTTAATTCTAATAACTTTGCTTTCATTTATTTACTCCTTTTACTTATATAAGTATAGAATAAATACTGATTATTATCAGATTTTTAACTTAAGCGATGTTATTAGTTTTTTATCAATTCCGTATTTTTGACAAATAGATTGAATTTGTTCTCTACCGTCTCTAGTGTTGTATAATATTTCTAAATAATCACATGCCTCTTTAGAGGAACACATATATTCTTTTATAATTAATTCCATTAACCAGTCTTCGTATTCAGTTGCCTTTCTACCTTTAATATACTTTAGATAATATTTTTTAGGTGGAATCATATCAATAAAAAAACGATAGAAATATTCATTTGGTAGTGATTGAATATATGGTTGCACATCTGCCATCCACTCTATCCAATCAGGATTCATAGATAGATACCTTTGTATAATAAAGTTACCAAATGTCTTTTTATCATCATCTGATATTTTATCCCAATACTCCGGATCTTGATATTCCGTTACAGCTGAGATATGGTCAAATAATCCCAATCTCTTTGCTGTAACTTCATTTGTTTCTTTTTTAATCTTGGCCATTATCTGGTCTTAATGATTTTGGTAATAACTGGTCAAATACTTCACCACAATCAATACACAAATAAACCTCTACCGGAATAGTTTGTGATTGTCCACTTGTACTTGCTAATGCACTTTCTTGTCTAAAATGAATAGCAGGTGAGAAAAATTGTCCACCACACTTACATTCTAATGCCGTTGTTTTACTTAAATCAGGTTGTGCTGCTGATTGTTGTCCTAAGTTTGATAAATCCATTGGTTGCATATCTTATATTTTTATCTGATTACCATTAGTAAATCCATCTCTCTACACAAAAGATAATCATTGTTTTCTAATTTAATTCTTTGTAAACTCATTTCTCCGGTAGGTAGTAATACATTATCACCTGGTTTAATTGTCATTGGAACTTTAACTCCACTATGGGTATACACACCGTCACCAACTGCTACGACCCTTCCAATCTTATTATCACCTACTCTTACCGAATCAGGAATGATAATACCACCCACTGTCTTTTCTTTCGTTTCAATTTCAATTAGAACTCTATCACCTAATGGTTTTGCTAATTTAAATTCCTCTTTCTTTGCCATATTTTATTTATTTAATAATGTTTATAATTGCTATAATTGTTGCCATAAAACAGATTTCTTTATCGATAACCAATGCATCTCTAAACTGTCCTTGTGATAATTCTAAGATTACATTTGCCGTATTTCCTGCTGCGTAATCATCTAATCTTTCGTATAAGGTTGAATATAGTTCTGCGAAATCATTTACTTTATTATCACCCACTAATTGTCTGATTTGAATATATGCATTTCTCTTTTCCTCACCACCTGCTAATATATCTACAATTTTATTTTTGAAATCAGCCTGTAAAATAGTTTGTCTATCAATTTTTAATTCACCTTTAGATGATTGTAATTGACAGGTATTCATAACCCTTCTTATATCTGGATAAAAATTTGTAATGATATCTGCTAAATCCTTTATATCAAATTTAATAGCTTCTTTATTTAAGATATCCGAAACATGCACTGCCACTTCTTTCTTTGATGGAGGATTTACTGCAAAAGTTTGACAACGCGATAAAATTGGTTCAATAATTTTTTCATGATAATTACACGTTAAGATAAATCTAGTATGTCTACTAAATGTTTCCATTAAGTTTCTAAGAATAGCCTGTGCGTTTGGTGTCATATAATCAAACTCATCTAATATGATAATCTTAAATCCTTTAAAACTTGCACCACTTGCAAAGTTTTTTACTTTATTACGAACTGTCTCTACATTGTTTTCATCTGATGCGTTAATTACCATATAATCACATTCAATTGTGTTTGCGATAATTTTAGCCAATGTTGTTTTGCCTGTCCCAGCTTTACCATATAATAGTAAGTGTGGAACATCATTATTATCTAAGTAACTTTGAACTTTTTCCTTAAGAAGTTCGTTACCAATATAATCTTTTAATGTTTGTGGTCTGTATTTTTCTACCCACAAACTATTTTCTTTTTTTGTTGCTTTGTCTTGTTCAAAGAAGCTCATTATATAAAATTTAAAGTGTAATCATCTATTATATTATCTAAGATAGTGTTTTCTTCGATATATTCCAAACATTTTTGTCTATTTGTTTCGGCTGCTATAGCACATTCATTTAAGATTATCTCATATTCATTTTGTTCCATTTCTGAAATACGGATTATATTCTTAGTTAAATTTTTAACTATAAAATCTGGATTTTCCCAAATTTCATCATAATCTATTTTTAATTCAGTTTCATATGTTTCAAGTCCAAAGTGTTTTAAAAAATCATATGCTACTTTACTACAAATTATGAATGGTTTACCAATTAATAAATTATCAATTGTTTTCTCAGTAATGTTACACCATTCTTTTTCATTTGGTATATATAATCCATTTTGATTGGATTCAAACATAATTTGTATATCCGATGAAAGTGTAACATCAATTAATTTCATTGCCCCAATATGTTCCTGTTGTCCAGCTACTAATGTAGTAGTTGGCACTAAACTTTGTTTTAATCTATCTAATAACTTAAATTCATTTTTGTATTGATCTAATTTATTTGCGTTATTATGTTTTGTTGCAAATTCATATAATTGCTCCATCCTATTTACATAGTAATCATTTACTCTAAGATTAATATTATCCTTTTGATAATTTTGTAAAACTTTTAATAACTCAACCCTTTCATCTTTTTGAGGAAAATTTCTAACTGATAAATCTAATCTATATGATTTTTTAGTATTCTTAAAAATATCATTACATTGATAATGTTGTAATACAATTCTGTTTGCTATGAATTTTCTTAATATAAATCCAAAATCAAAAAGTTTATTAGGTTCACCGATTATTAGTGTAGTGTAAAAAATACAATTAGGGTTATTTTTAATATAACCTATATTATCAAAAATATTATATGGTTCTAAATTTGCAGTATCAAATATGTAGTATTTATTATTTGGATATTTTTTAATAGCTTCTGCAATATTAGATTGATATCCCATCAAATTGGTAGGAATAATATGATATCCTGGTTCTTCTACTAATTCAAATTCTCTATCATAAATAAAAGCACTCTCTACAAAAAAATCACGTTGTTCCGTATGTAAAGTTTTTCTTAGCTCATCTCCAATTTCATGTGATGGTTCTAATACTAAAAATCTATGATATAAATCCCACCATTTTGTATTATAAAATAATGCTCTATTAGTTGAACTATCAAATGGTCCATGTAAATAAATCATACTACTTGCCTGTTGAACCAAAGGCACCTTCACCTCTATCGGTTTCAGAAAGCTCATTGGTTTCTATAAAGGTAATATCTGGATGTGGAATAATCATAATTTGTGCAATTCTTTCACCTACTTCATATTTCGTAGATGCAACTCCTCTTTCCTTTCTGAATGTGGCTTGTAGTTCACCTCTATATCCACTATCAATTACACCCACACAATTTGTTAAACTTAAATCGTATTTTCTAATTGATGAACGTGGGAAAACTAATCCTACAAATCCTAATGGGATTTCCATTGCTAATCCTGTTCCGTATGTAATTTGAAATGCTTCTTCGTTTAGAATTTCAGTTGCTACTAAATCCATCCCAGCATCACCTTGCTTTGCATATGTAGGTATAACCGCGTTTGGATGTAATTTTTTTATGTATGTTCTCATTTATTATGGTTTATAAAATATAAAAATTGGTTCGTATTTGTATGAAGTTCCCTCTAATTTCATAGAGTTCTTCACACCACTCATATCTACCCCTGTCATTGGACTCATTGTCATTCTTAACTTATCTTTGTATTCCATTCCCAACTCTGTAAGAATATCAATACTATCTTGTTCTAATGGGAAAAACTTATCTTTTCCTATTTTAATATCTGCAATATTCCAACAAATATATCTATCATTTCTTAAGTATTCAAATGCGGTTGTTAAAGTAGGTCTTAAAAATCCATCTCTCCAACTTTCGTATGAATTGAACTTCTTAAATGATTGTGTATCATCATCTGAATATCGTTCTCTGTCAAAATATGGTGGTGAAGTGAATACAAAATCTAACTTACCTTTGTATTTTTGAAACTCCGGTTCATTTGAAATTATCTCACTACCTGTTCTAAAAATTTCATAAGTATTCTGATGTCCCCAAAACGGATTTGCCACACCAGGTACTTGTGAATTAAAAAACTCTGCCAAATATTCGTATCTACTCTTTTGTATTTCATCTATATAGTTTTCCGTATTAGGGTCATTTCCTATATAATGTATATTTCTATCACCTACACTCAATGCTCCTAATATTCTACCACCCCAGCCAGCCGAAGGGTCGTATATGTTAATTTTATCCTGGTCTTTAATATGATTCGTAAACCTTTCATAAAGATACTTTGCAGTTAGTGGTGGAAAGTTTACCGCTGGTTGAGAACCCATACCAATTCTAAATGCGGCTGTTGCTTCAGGAAATATTCTCTGACCCAATGGGTACACCCTGATTTGAATTGGTTGTTTAGGTAAATCAACTAAGTTGTCTATATTCTCACCCCAATCTGCTGTTTTTAATGAAGATATATTTTTATATTCCAATACACCACTTTTATATAACTCTTTTACTTCTTCAGCTGAAATTGGTAATGATGGAATTCTACTATCTGCTTGTGATAGGGCGAATCCTAATCCCTCTCCTTTATCACCATTTTGCCATTTCTCAATCCACTCCTTACCAGTTGCTAAGTGTGAATTATGAAACTCTACATTATCTTTATGAAGAGTTTTAGAGAAACGATACATACCATCTTGTCTAGTCAATCTTCGCATTTGTTTTGTAAACTCAGGTAGATATGTATCATCTGTAAATATATCGTAAATAGATGGTTTTGGTTTGTCGTATGTACTACCACCGATACCAGTCTTATACATTGCAGGAAAGAATTGATTTACAGGTGTTGCAAATTTGTTGAAGTTAAAGATGACTTCGTTTCCGTCATCATCTTTTTCTTCAAACTTGTTAATTCTATAACCTTGTAATTTAGAAAAGTTCTCTATGATATCTGCTTCATCTACACCAATTTTAGGAGGTGCACCGGTTGCATCCCATTGATCCTTAGCGGTCTTACGGAACATAGCAACCCATGCCTCAAAATCAGGAAATGACATCTCTAATACTTCTTCGTATTTAAGATTTACATGTTCATCATAGAACCACCCACTCCTCTCGTAAAAATATTTCTTTTCGTAATTCATTATGCTGATAACTGAACTTCAACTAAATAATACTTACAAACAAAATCATCAATGATGAATTGGATGTGAGCTAAACCTTTTGTTGATACCAATAGTTTTGCTGATGTAGCTTCTTTGTTAGCACTTAATATTTCTTTCAAATACTTTGCTGAGAATGAAATTGCTTTTACTTCCTCACCATATCCTTCTTTTGCTTTGAAAGTAATTCTATTTGAGTTTACATTAGAATAACCAATCACTAAATTCAAATTACCTTTTTCAGTTAAGACAGTGAATGTATCGATATCACTCAATGCGTTTTTAGCTTTTACAAACTTCTCAATAAACTTACCATCTAAATCAATCTCAATATCAAATGGAGGTAATGATTTTAATTCCGGTACATTTGGGATAACACTTAAATCTGCTAATTGATAACTAGCTTTAGTATCATCACTTGATAAACCCAATGCAATAGATTTATCTTCTACTTTTTGAACTTCTAAATCAATATCATCACCTAATACTGATAACATTTTGTTTAAGTTAGAAGTTGTATAGATACCCAACTCTGCATTTTCAAAAGTAAAGTTATCTAAAATGATTTCACCTAACATTGTTTTATCATCTGCGATAAAACGAGTAGATAATTTCTGGCCATCGGTATTCCATGAAACCGATTCAACTAATCCTGCTAAGTTATACTTAGAGATAAAGCGTGTAATTCTTGTTTTGTTCATAATTTATGTTTTATTTATATGTCTAATATACGATTTTATTTCCAATCTACCAAATTTAAAAGGAGAAAAATTCCTCTAATTTCTTTGAACTGAATGATGATTTTTCCCAACCTAATGCATTATAGAAATCATCCATTTTGTTTTCTAATTCTGCTTCAAATATCTTATCCACATCAATATACTTTTGGATAAATTCCATTATTTCAGGAGGGTCTTGATAACCTTTGAATGCCGCTGTTTCTAAACTCAATGGATTTTGTTTTAGATATACCCACTTAATCTTATCACCATTTTTCATTGGTTCATATTTGAAAGGGCAATTAAAGTGTTTAAGTAATCTATTGTAAGTTATACCTGCTTTAATGTGTGCAGGCGTTCCTTTCTCAAAATCTCCTAATATCTTATTCTTACCCCCTTTATCATACTTACTAATCTCTTTTACTGCTCCACCTTTTGCAATAAGTGCCACATCTAATCCCGCTAATGATAATTTGAAATCTCTTAATTCAGTATCTACTGCATCATTCGATTTACCTTGTAGAATATCTCTTAACATTCTAGCCATAAAATCTTGAAATGCTTTGGGGAATGATGAACGAACTACATCTAAACCTTTTACATCCAATTTATCCATCGGTAAACCATTCGCTGCAACTATCCATTGTGCATATCGTTTCTTTGCAATCCAAATACCTGCCTTACTGATATACTCTTTCTTAATTTCAAATCTGTGTTTCTTAATGTTAAAGAACTTATCCGACATCATATCATAGAACTTATTTAAGAAATCTTGTACTTCACCTGCTATCTCATCAATCTTTTCTGTCATTGCTGCATCATCAAACTCTGCCCAATTTGGAAACCTATGTTTAACTAATGGTAATGCTGAAAAGAATACTGAATCCGTATCAATGTAAATGTTGTAATCTTCATTCGTACTCAACTCCTTATTGTACTTAATGTTTACCATCTTTGCTGTATTCTTAATTACCGTCTGACCTGTTGTAGTTACGGCTGCTGCATTATCCACATCATAAAAACGGAATGCAGGTAATCCTAATACTCCATATAAAGAGTTCAATAAGATTTTTTGTACTAACTGTCTTTTTGCGTAGAATGCGTGCTTTGCTTTATCACCTTCTTTACCATATTTTTTCTCTAACTTACGAAACTCCACACGTTGAGAGAACCACTCATTTAGGATATCTGCAATCAATCCTACTTTCTCTTGTGTGTACAATACCCCATTAGATGATATAGATAAATTCTCCTCATTCAATTCTTTTCTCAATTCTTCGGTAGTATAGTTAAGAGCTGTATGTTCTATATTCCATACTCTATAATCACCCTTAACAAATGCCTCTGCATCAAAGTTTGCAATCTTACCCACCTTTGTTTCAGGACTGATATTCAAACTCATAATGATTGATGGATATAGTGATGTTAAATCCAAATCATATAACCAATCGTATTTACCTGGTATTGGATCTTTTACATATGCTCCAATGAAACCCTGCTCACCACTTTCCTTCAAAGCCTCCATTTGCTCCCTTCTATCTGCTGGTTTGTTCGGTGCTACTAAATTTCTTTTCTTTAAGTAGTTCAAACATGCTCCCTCTAAATATTTTGATGAGAAACAATAATCCTCATATGGTACATGTCCGGCGTGACAAATACCTCGACACAAGTCAATGTATTGTAATTTTTTATCAAACTCAACAACTAACTCAACGTCAATAATATTGTACTCAATAAACTTCTCAATATCATCTCTGAATAAATCATCCAAACTTCCTTCGTATTCTAATTTTGTTCTACTCAATTCCTGCTTTGCAATATAGTTCAATGCGTATGAAGGCATTAATGAATAAGTAAACTTTTTATATAATGTAATGTAATCCAAAATAGATACACCTGCAAAACTCCACTTCTTTCGGTAAGGTGAATAGAAACCATCTCTAATCGGTGATAATCTATATGCGTTTTGCTTACCCAATACATTTGCCAAACGATTGAATAAGTACGGAATATCAAATGCATCTACATTCCAACCTGTTAATATTGTTGGATGTATGTATTCGTAAATAGTTAAGAAGGCATTCAACATTTCCCTTTCGGTTTTGAATGCTTTAATAATTCTATTATCTTTTTTGATTGTTGATTGTAACTTACCACCTTTATCTAAAATCAATGCGTAGTAAGTATCCGTTGCCCCATCGTGCATTGCTATTGCCGTAATCTCATTCTCAGCTTTATCGGTATCAGGCAGACCTGTTTCCATTTCTACCTCAATATCAAATGTCATCACCACATGTCCTTCCGATGGTAAATCACTTTCTGAATATAAATCTACTAAGATACGTGTTGTTTCTGGTACATCCGTTTCGTAATATGCCGGATCATCCTTTTCAAACTCATAGATTTTAGTTACTTTCGTACCATCTAATGCAGTTGATTGACCTCTTTCTGCCGGTGCGTAGGCGTAATTAAATGTTTTGTAAGGGAATGTTTGATAACCTAATTTATCATCCCAAAGATGAACTAAATCTTTTCCTTTTTGTAAATAGACGTTTTGATACATATGATCTAAAGATAACGAATAACTCTTAGATTACAAAATTATTTTATCTTTAATTTGTATTTTTTACCACTCGGAACTGAATAAATTGCGAATAGTGGTGTTACCGTTGTTGTGAAACTTTGTAATTTTGGAATATATTTTTGCCACTTATTTTTTTGTAAATATGCAATTGTCATATGTGGATAGTATTCATCATACTCATTTGAGTTTGGTAATTTACTTAAAATTGCGTGAGCTTTTTCTAACCCGTCACCACTTGCATCCATCTTTAATACATCATAATCTGCATTAGTGAAATAAGAAATATTATTTAAAGTTATATCTCCAAAATGAATTGTATCTAAGATTTGTTGAATAATTTGTGGAGTGACATTAGAATGTAACCCATACAATAGGGTTACATGTGGTTCAGTTTCTTTT